ATGACAATAACAATCTTCTTGGAGTAGCAAAGCTTTCACGCCCAGTTCTTAAAGATTCCGAAAGAGATATTACTTTCAAAGTAAGACTTGATTTCTGATACATCAGATTGAACATATGCTATGTCAATACAACGAGTTACACCAGATGATTTTGAGACGTTTACAATTGAAACCAATCCAAGAAGAACTTATATAAGCTCTTCGACAGATGGAGTAACCGGTTCGCTTTATCTTTTCGCTCGGAGATCGACATATCAAAAAGAACCTTATCCTTTAAACTACTATTCTAAATCATACTTTTCAGACTATGATTTAAATCAGTTGCGTTTAGATGTAGTAACAGCTTCAACAGGTTCTACAAATATTGTCTCTCAACTTACAGCTTATTTAACTGGTGTTCAAGATACCCCAATATCTCCTAAGCAGTATCAGCGTTTAGAAATTATTAGATTTGAGCCGCCATTCAGATTTAATTCGAATACTTTACGTAAGCTTGTAACTATTAATACGTTGATGCCGTATTACAGAACTTCATATCCGGCGGCACATTACAACTATACAAATTACCATAGTTTAAACTTTTTCTCTTCTAGTAATACACCAACTGGAAGCGTTTTACTATATCCAAATCCTATAAGCTCTACAAATACCAACTATAGAGATTATAGCTACTCTGGCTCATTCTCTTTTGATTTTTGGATTAAACCAAAACCAGTATATACAAACGAGACAACATACAAGCCGGGAACATTAATGCATATGTCTAGCGCATTTGCTATAAGCTTGTGTTCTGGTTCAGCTCGAGATATCAATGGAAAAATTAGTGGTTTTAAATTATTACTACAACTATCTGGAGCAGCGGACATAGCCCCAGATTTGGCTATAGCATCATCACAGTATACTTTCTTTTCAGATGATAATGCATTAGAAGTTAATAAATGGCATCACGTGACAATACGTTGGGGCGGACCAAATTATAATTTCGGTTCTGGTTCATTTATTGTTAACTCTGTTAATAAAGGTAATTTTGCCATAACAACTAGTCTAAGTGCAGGTGCTGCTTCAATGAAGCAAGATATCTTATGCATTGGAAACTATTACCAAGGAACGAATACAGGTCCATCTAATCAAACATCTTGGTTTTTTTCTACAAATCCATCATTGAAATATGGAATATACGAATTAACATCTTCGACTGACAGAGATGTTCCTACTGCTTATAGTTTTTCATATCCTTTAAAAGCAGAAATACATGAAATCAAACTATATGACAATTATCTGAATACTAATGAAATAAAAGCATTAGATACTTTTGGGGTAACTTCAATAACAAGTAACCTTAAATTCTACTTGCCACCGTTCTTTACTCAAGAGTCTCCATACAGACAAGTGATTAATGAAGACGGTGGAGTATTAGTAACTCCATTAGTTGCTGAAGATGGAACTACTATAGATCCATTTGATATCAAAATGGCATTTGGTTGTGGTGGACATTATATTAATCTGGAAAATTACGTAAGAGATTTTGTAACCGGAAGATATCCTAGATTAATGAATCTTACAGCTTCGACGATTACAACAAATTTGACTACTGCAACAGAAGCAAATACTTTGTTATATTCAACCGGTTCTAATATCAAGAGATTATATACCATATTGCCAAATGATAATGGCATTTTCTTCCCAAATTACGGATTATTATCCGGATTAAGTGGAAGTAAATTTACGGATGATTTAGGAAACAATGTCCCTGGTTCAATATCTCTTAGAAATATGTTAACCGGTTCTTTCGCAGGTCAAGTAATACAAGATGAAAATCAAAACAATTCAATATCAGTAGAATTGCAAGGACAAAATAATCCGGATAACTTCTGGAAAACTGGAACGAATATTGGAACCGACTTCGCAATATATGATAGAACACGTGATAATACCAGTAATCAAGTTGTATTCTTTGATATCAGTAACATGTATTATGGTCTATCAATTAAGCCTGGAACCTTTGTTTTATCTGATGCAAATATAAGTGGTTCTATAAGTGGTAGCATTTCTATGACTATTAAGGATGATGGATACGGAAATCTATACCGTGCCGATGCCTCCGGAACACACGCAACGTGGTCTTCTATAGGAAATATATTTTATAATGAAGGTATTGCTCTTATAAAGATACCACAACTTTATTTCTTTGGTCTTAATCAATTCCAATGTGAGTTCCAAGGAATTCAAAACATTCATGTATTATCCGTTAACGGTTATGCAAGACCAATGCAAGAAATAAGTTCGAGTTATGCACAATTCCAGAATGGAGAACTTGATGATCTTGCTAATGAAACGGATAAGAAATATGTTTTCATATCTAATGTCCTTTTGCATGACGATAATTTGAATGTTATCGGCAGAACATCAATCGCCCAACCGGTTCTTAAACGCTCCGGCGATAAGTTTATGTTTAAGATCAAAATGGACTATTGAGTTAGTGTAATCTATAATGTCTATAACCTCTTCTAATTGGTAGGGTTCCACTTATCATCTAATTGGTATTATGACAAAAGCCAAGACAACAAAAACTCCAACAAAACGTAAGAGAAGAACCCGTAAAGGCAAGAGAAAATCTCATTATATTACCGGGACACATATCTCTCCAAAATCTCCCCATCCCATTCAATATCGTTCCTCTTGGGAGCTTTATGTCTGCAAACATTTTGATGAAGATCCACAGATTTTATCTTACGATTATGAGCCATATAAAATAGCTTATACATCAAATGCAAGGTCTGGTAGGGTTAGATTTTATATACCGGATTTTGTTGTAAACTACGTTGATGGTTCTCAGAAGATTATAGAAGTCAAAAGAAACTCTGCGTTAAATAATATTACGGTAGTCAAGAAAGCAGAGGCAGCAAGAAGATGGTGCGAAAGTCTAACAAAAAAGGGAAGGTTGACGACATACGAGTTCTGGACGGAGACAATAATATTCCCGATCCGAGCACGGTTCCTCCTTCTGGAGAAGCAACAAGCGAAAAAAGAGTAATCGATTTAGGTCTTGATATCTCTACTTCAGTTGTTGGTATATGTGCATTAGACAGCAAGACAGGTCAGCTTGTTAAGCTTACTCATAAGAAGCTTGTTAAGTTTGATGACGAATATGAGAAGGCAGATAACTTCCTTACAGATTGGGTAGAGCCAAACTGGAAAGTTAGAAGGATTTATATTGAAGAAGCCGCCAAAAAATTTACACCAGGTTTTTCATCTGCCGACACAATAATGACACTTGGACGTTTTAATGGTATCGTTTCTTATTTGGTTTATCAGTTATTCGGCGTTAAGCCTATTATGGTTAACGTTCGCTCTGCACGCTCTAAACTTAACATTAAAATAGATTATAAAGACAAGACTTCCTCTACTAAGGATAAAGTTTTATTAGCGGTAAGAACTTTAAATCCCAATTTTCCATGGATAATCCGTGAGGCAAAGACGGGTCAGTTTAAAGGGCAAATGATATATGATAAGGTTAACGAAGATATGGCAGATTCGTGGGTGATCTGTCGTGGTGGTATGTTACTAAATCCTTGATTATGTCAGCAACAAAGAAAAACTCAAAGAACCGTGTAGAGAACGATTATTATCCAACCCCTGATTGGTGTGTTCATCGTTTATTGGATGATTTAAATCTACCTTCTGGTAAGTGGTTAGAACCTGCTGCTGGTGACGGCGCCGTTATACGAGCCGTAAACAAGTCCTATAAGCTCCCCCTCGCATGGACCGCCGCCGAGCTGCAAGATAAATTTAAAACCGATTTAGAAGCCCTGGTGGACCCAAACAGAGTTCATATGGGAAGTTACTTTGAAGCGGGATTAAACAAAGAGTTTGATGTAGTTATTACTAACCCCCCTTTCTCAAAAGCATTAGAGTTTATAAAGAAATCAATAGAGTTGGAGCCTGAGTATGTGTGCATGTTATTACGACTTAACTTCATGGGTAGCGGTGAGCGGTCAGATTTTCTCCGAAAACACACGCCAGATATCTATGTTCTACCAAATCGTCCGTCATTCAACGGTAAAGGAACTGATAGTATTGAGTACGCTTGGTTTGTTTGGAGAGCTAATAACTTGTATGGACGAACGGGATCGGCAACGATAAAAATATTAAAGGATACACCTAAAGAGCTACGAAAGAAGAAGTGATATGTATACGAGAGGTCAAGCTATTGAGTTTATAGAGAAAGTCTTCGGACAAGGCTCTCTATCAAACCAAAGTGCTAATATCTCTGTTGTTTGTCCGGTATGTCTTCAAAACAATGGCTCATTTTATAATAAGCGTAAGCTTGCTATAAGAACTGATAACTTTGCCAATCATTGCTGGGTCTGCAACTATAAGTCCCGTAATATTGCGGATTTAATTCGTAGATTTCACCCCGGATATTTCTCTGAATATCTTACACGTTTCGTAGGAACCCAGCAGCTTAAAATTAGTGCCAATAATAAACCAATTGAAGCAGAGTTTAAGTTGCCAACCGGTTTCCAACTTCTTGCTCTTGGTAATAAAGATATAAAGATGGAAGTTAGTTACAGGGCGGCTGTAAACTATATTGCTGAACGTTTTGGATTAAAAACACAAGAACTTGATCCGGCACATCTTTGGTATTGGAAGTTTGGAATATCTTTAGAAGATAGAGCTTTTGTTAATCGTGTTATTATGCCGTCATTTACATCAGACGGTGATTTAAATTATTTTACTGGCAGGTCTGTAGTAGGAGCCAATCCAAAATATCTTAATCCTCAAGTTCATAGGGAAGATATTATCTTTAATGAGATCAATATTGATTGGAGAGAGCCATTAACAATTGTTGAGGGTCCATTTGATCTTATTAAGTGCAATACAAATGCTACCTGTTTGTTAGGTTCAGATTTAACAACAGATTATAAACTATTCTTAATGCTGGTTAAATACAAAACGCCGGTAATATTAGCATTAGATCCAGATGCAAAAGATAAAGCGTTAAAGATTGCTGACCTATTAAGCGAATTTGATATAACGGTTTCATTAATGGATATTCCTGCGCCTTATAAGGACGTAGGAGAGTTAACTCAAAGTCAGTTTAACTCCCTATTAGAAACTGCTACACCTTTTAGTAAGGATTACTTGCTTCGGGCAAAGATATCAAGAATACTAAAGGTATGAGAGAATGAAGATAGTTCAGATTAGCGATATACATTGGCGTGGTATTGCAAGGCATGATGAATACACAGAGAGCTTTGAAAGGCTTTTTGAAACGCTACGTCGCAGAGTAAAGCCAGACCTTATCATCAATACCGGCGATACATTCCATACAAAGACCCAAGGTATTACGCCCGAGGTCATTGAGAAGCTTTCATGGATGTTTAGAGGGCTTGCTGATATCGCTCCGACCATTACAATCCTTGGTAATCATGATGGTAATCTCACCAACTCTGATCGTCAGGATATTGTTTCGCCTATTCATGAAGCTATTAATCACGCTGATGCTTACCTTTACAAAAAGTCTGGAACCTATTCCCTGCCAAGGGAAGTAAAGGGAGGTAATCGTTTTGCCCTTCATGTTTTCTCGCCATTTGATGAAGATGGTTGGAAGAACCTAAAGCCCATTCAAGGTAAGATTAATATTGCCCTATTCCATGGCTGCGTATCTGGTTCAAAGACCGATATGGAGTTCCGTCTTATTGATGGAGAAAAGGACGTTGCGTTCTTTACTGGAATGGATTTCGTTATGTTGGGCGATATCCATAAGCAACAGTTCCTTGCTTACCGTTTAGATAAGAAGGGAGCCACAAAGCCTTGGGTAGCATATCCCGGTTCTTTCATTCAGCAAAACTTTGGTGAAGCTGAAACAAAGGGTTTCCTTGTATGGGACATTAAGAACGAGAAGGAATGGGACGTAGAGTTCCATGAGCATGAAAATAGAGCGCCATATGTTTCTGTTGATTGGGCAGGAACGGTTAACAGCACTCTACGTCATATAGAAAAGACCCGTAAAGAGCGTGCATATATTCCAGGCACACGTTTCCGTATTGTAAGCAATCAGCCTATTCAGCAGGTTGAAGCCCGGCAGCTTCTTAACGAGCTAAAGGAACACAAGGGCGCTTCTGAGGTTGTATTCAAATATGACCTTATCAATCGTATGGAAACGATTGAGACAGATGGACACCAAGTATTAAAGACCAATCTACGTAATGATCCCGAGGCTCTGGTAAAGCTATATAAGGACTTTATAGAGGCACACAAGGAAAGCTACGTCCTATCAGAAGAACAGCTTAATGAGGCTTCTAACGTCGTTCGTAGCTATCTTACAAAGCTAAACACAGAAGACGTAGATAATGCGGTTCGTAATGTTTCGTGGAGCCTTAAGAAGCTTAAGTTTGACAATATCTTCCGTTATGGCGAAGGTAATGAGGTAAGCTTTGATGGATTGGAAGGTGTTATTGGTATCTTTGGTCCTAACAAGATTGGTAAGAGTTCTATCATTGCGGCTATCATGTATGCCCTATTCAATACAACAGATAGAGGTCCGCTAAAGGGTGCTCATATCATTAACAAGAATAAGAAACACTGCTCCGCTGAACTAACATTCTCCGTTGGAGGCGATGAATATCTTGTTAAGAGAGAGACAATCCGCAATAGCCCAAAGAAAGCTACAAAGAAGGATGATGATAAGACCGTAACCAGCCTTAATCTTTATAAGATTGAGAGTGATGGAACTCTTACAGAGAAGAACTCTATCTCCCGTGATGAAACCGATAGAGAGATCCGTAAGCTTGTTGGACAGCCCCAGGATTTCCTTCTAACTGCTCTATCAAATCAGGGTGGTATCAATAAGTTTATTGAAGAAGGTGCTACCCAGAGAAAGGCTATTCTATCACGCTTCCTTGACCTTGAGCTTTTTGATAAGCTCAATGTTTATGCGAAGGATGATTATTCGGCGCTCAATGAAAAGACCAAGAAATATATTGGTTTTGATTGGGCATCTGCTCTCAAGCGTGGGCATCAGGAAGTTGAAGAGATTGAAAAGAAGATTTCTGACATTCAAACAAGCCAACAAGTTCATCTTCAAGAAAGAGACGAATTGCGTCTCTGGATAATGCAACACCAGAATACCATGCAGACAGTTTCTCTAACCCGTTATAACGAGTTAAAGAACGATATGGAAGCAAAGGAAAAGACCCTTGCTTATCTTCTACGTCAAGAACAAGAACACGATCTAAATGTTTCTAATGTTAGAAATGAATTGGATAAAGTTCGTTCTGCTCGTTCAAAGCATGATGTTAAGCTATTGCATGAAAAGCTTGAAAAGCTTGATCGTGTAAAGGGTGAACTATCGTCACTTAAGCAATCCTTTGTAAAGGAAACTGAAACATTGGATCAGCAGAAAAAGTCTGTAAAGAGACTTGAAACTGTTCCCTGTGGTGATAGCTTCCCTACCTGCCGTTTCATTAAGGATAGCCATTCAGATAAGAAGCTAATGGCAGCACAAGAAAAGAAGGTTAATGAACTACAGGAGAGCATTAGCGATCTTAATGTTGTAGCCGAACTTCTTATTGAAGAAAAGATTGCCGAAACTCTTAAGATGGATGAACAGGCATCAAGACTTCAGTTTGAGTTAGAAACAAAACTCAATAAGATCGTCTCAGATAAGACAGTCCGTGAGAAAGAAATTGCTCTTGTTAAATCTTACCTTGAAAAGACAGAGGGCGAATATAAGAAGCTTAAGGATTTGCTTGCATCTTCTGAGAGAAAAGAATATGACACAAAGAAGTTGACCCTTGATGTTGTAGTAGAGCACATAGAAGCCAAGGATAGAGAAATGAGAGAGCTATTTGTTTCTCTTGGTGGCAAGAATGAAAAGCTTAAGCAACTAACAAAAGATCGCATTGAGTGCAAAGCGGATCTTGAAAAGATTAAAATCTATGAAACCGTCCAGCAAGCATTTTCCAAAAATGGTATTCCTGCAATGGTATTAAAAACACAATTGCCAGCGATTAACATGGAATTGGCGAAAATATTGGACAATGTAGTAGATTTTAAGGTAAGTTTGGAAACTGATATATCTTCTAATGTAATGGATGTATATATAGAGGATGGGCACTCAAGACGGATTATTGAGTTAGCTTCCGGAATGGAAAAGATGATATGTTCTCTTGCTTTGCGAGTTGCGCTTATTAATCTTTCCAGTTTGTCCCGTCCAGATATTTTCATAATAGATGAAGGATTTGGAACATTAGATCAAGATAGTCTAACAAAATGCATGGATTTGTTAACTATGTTTAAATCATATTTCAAAACGATTATGGTTATAACACACGTAGATCCAATCAAAGAAGTAGCAGATAAGATTATAGACATTTACAATGATGGGTTAGAATCAAAAGTAGAAGCATGATTAATATAACAAATACAAAAAAGACACAAGTCCGCATTCCTACAAAGTCTCGTGGACGTAGCGTAACAATCCCTCCTCCACCAGTTGATGAAGAGTTGGAGGACGTTGTTCCGTCAGAGCCACCACCTCCGCCACCTCCAACCGATTTGGAAAAGCTTAAGCGTAAGACTTCCAAGAAGGTAGAAGAGGAAGAAGAGGAACAGGAAGCCGCAGCCGAAGAAGAGGAAGAAGGCGCTGAACATGTAATATTTTCAGACCGTTTCCTTCTTCATTGCGAAGGAATGGAACCATTCCGAGTAAAGAATGTAGAGCTTCCAAAGATTATTTTTGCTCAACACAAGAATAGTCAATCCATCAAGGAAAAGAGCACAATCATGGTATATTTCTATACCATGCCCCATGAAAAGGGAGAAGCCCTTTATCCTTGGAAGAAGTTGTTTGAAGCCGCCAAAAAGAATGCAATCAAGTTCTCTATTAAGTGGCTAAATGAAAAGGGCAAGATAGAATCTGAATGGACGTTTGGTGGTGCTCGTATTCAAGGTGTGGATCTTGGAAATGCAGCATACGAAAAGCCAGAACCAAGTGAAGGCGCTATTGAGTTCTCATATCAAACAATCAACGTTGACGGAATTGAATTCTGAACCTAAAACCAATAACCTGTAACAAACGATAGTAAAATGAACAAGAACAGTAAGATGAATAAGAACCGTAATCAGAATCGTAACTACAATCAGCGTCGTGTTAGCCCAACAGACCGTGCTCTCGAGCTTCTTGGCGTATACCAGGATACTCTATGTATGGGATACAGCGAAGAGACGTGGACACAGGCTGCTCGCATTCTAAATGAACTTAGTATGCATGTTGACCTTGACACTCATCGTGAGTTGGGTGCTCTAATGACAGAAGCGTATACGGATGCAAGCATTCAGAATACAATTCTTGGTTGTGAGCGTGTAGCCCTAAATCTCCAGAAGACACAAACAAGAACAAATCGCTGATTAACAAAAACAAGTTAGAATTCAAGACCCAAGGGATATAATGTCTCTTGGGTTTTCCGTTTATGAAACAAAGAAGAAAAGCTGGTCAAGATAAACTTGTTAAAGACAAATGTGAGATATGTGGCTTTGATAAATCCGCCGCATTGAATCTCCATCATATCATTCCTCAATGTGATCCTAGATGCACTAATGACAATAGCAATCTTGCTGTAGTATGTCATTCCTGTCATGATTTAATTCACGCTGGGGAAATAACGGTCATAGGAGTGTATAAGACTACCGCCGGTAGAAAGATGATGTGGTTCCGTGATGGAGAAGAACCACCATTAGAAAAAGAGTTTTGGTTAGTCAAAGAAAATCCTATGGTTGTTATGAGGGGAAACAAAAAGGTCTAATCTATTCATAATAACTTCATGGAAAAAAAGATAGAAAGTTTACATGACGGCAAGATTGTAGTTGTTAAGCCGATAGACCAAAGCAATATAGTTCCATTATTTTGTCAGCTTTGTTGTTATCCAATGAAGACTATTGAGGACAGCATATCCTATCGTAAGGTGGGAGTATGTTCTCATTGTGAAGGTCGTTGGACAAATGACAAGCGGGTAGATTTGAAGGGAAATATGTTTCCGGACAAGAATTGGGAAGAATGGGCGGAATATATAGATACAAGAAGAATAAGTGCTCGTTCTCCAATAAGTTTCCGTTGAAAGGGCTCTAATTAGCAAAAGAGGCAAAAATATGCTTGTTAAAGACTATCAAAAATTCATTAACCTTTCAAAGCTCCTAAATACCAGCTTTGGTGCAGATACCAGCAACTATAATCGTGTTTACCAAACTCAATCTGTTAAGTTTGACCTATTAGATGACGGTGCTCTTAAAATCCGTTATCTTTGCATTGTAAACTTCGGTTCTGATACCATGATGCGTGAACTTATGCGCCGCTACAGAGACGAAGCAACAAGCTTTATTGAAGCAGCTCTTAAGCAAATAAAAGAAGAATACTCTAAAAAGTATCCAGGTCTACCAGTTCCGAAATTCACACTTCAAGAAGAAACATGTAATGAAGATATAGAATATATCTCATATTACAACTATACTGGTAATCGTAAGGCATATTATCGTTTTGGATGCCTTGTAGAAATTGACTGATGCCCGCCAAAAAGAATTTAACATTAGGAACAGTTCCAAATCGTGCCGCACAGATGAAAGAAATCATGCGCTGTGGAACAGATGCATCCTATTTCATTTCAAAATATGTTAAAATTTCCCATCCGGTCAAAGGTCCAATTCCATTTGAAACGTTTCCTTATCAGGACAATTGTTTAAGAGCATTCCAAAAACACCGTTTCGTTATTACAAATAAGAGCCGTCAGTTAGGTCTATCAACGCTATCTGCTGCTTACTCCCTATGGATGGCACTGTTCCAGCGTGAAAAGAACGTTCTCGTTATCGCTACTCGTCTTGAAGTTGCAAAAAACTTCATTAAGAAGGTAAACGGAATGTATGATAACTTGCCAAAATGGCTTGTTATGCCTCAAATTAAAGCTCGTTCCGTAAGATATCTTGAATTCTCTAACGGTTCTAAAGTTCAAGCTGTTCCTACCGGCACCGATGCTGGTCGTTCCGAAGCCCTATCTCTTCTAATCATTGACGAAGCTGCACACGTTGATGGTATTGACGAGTTGTGGCTTGGTTTGTGGCCTACGCTTTCTACCGGTGGTAATGCTATTCTAATTTCTTCTCCATCTGGCGTAGGAACTCTATTTCATAAGATTTGGGTTGGTGCCAAAGACGGTGAAGATGGTGAAGGAAATCCAAATCCCGGTAAAGGACAAAACAACTTTTATCGTATTGAACTCCCATGGACAGTTCATCCAGAGAGAGATCAAGAATGGTATGAGTCTCAAAGAGCAGAGATTTTGCCAGCTAAAGGTGAACGTGGCGTTGCTCAAGAACTTTTATGCAGCTTTGCTGCTTCTGGTGAAAACTTCTTATCTGGTGATGTTATAGAAGATATGGAGCACCAAGTTAAGCCTCCTATGGCGACTTATGGTGATAGAGGCGATGTATGGATTTGGAAATATGCCGAACCAAATCACAAATATATTATATCTGCTGACGTATCCCGTGGTGATGCAGACGATTATTCAACCATTCACGTTATAGATACCAATAGCGATGAAGTTGTTTGTGAATATCAAGGTAAATGCCCGCCAGAAAAACTTGCTGAACTCATGATGGACTTGGGCTTCAAATACAATCAAGCTCTCCTATGTCCAGAATTAAACTCATTCGGTCTTATAGTTGCTACCGATATTAAGAAGGCACAATATCCAAACATATACTACGAACGTATTCATCGTAGTAATGCCTATATGGCATATACAACCGCAGATATTGCAAATGATCTTCCAGGGTTCACAACCGGTCCAAAGAATCGTGATGAAATACTTGCAAAACTTGAAACTGTAATAAGAACTCGTCGCTTGAAGATTTATTCATCCAGAACTGTAGAAGAATTTAAAACCTTCGTCTGGAAGAATAACAAAGCACAAGCAATGAAAAGCTATAATGATGATTTGATTATGGCTTTAGCAATTGGAAATTCTCTATATGAAGCTGCCGGTGTTAATGCCTGGGATGATAAAGCCGTAACAATGGCAATGATAGCTGGAATGAGTAAATCTACTTCCACAATGAATTCGGTTGGTAATCAATTCGGAGAGCAAAACAAATATATGCCTCCAATCATGACTTCAGATGGAATTAAAGAACATGCTCAATTTCAAGATATGAAAAATAGACACGATGTTCATAAAAAAGGTGGCGGTGGTCAGGACTTCAGAAATCCATATTGGAAACAATGGGAATGGGTCATAAAATAGAGAAAACCTGCCCTTTTTATTGGTTTAAATTAACTTTATAATCTGTTAGTATATCGGAATGCATCGATATCTACGCCTTGCAATGCAGTATGCCAACGAGAAGCAGTATAGCAATCAGATTGATTATCATCTTTGCGCTATTATTGTTCGTGGCGGTTCTGTAATTTCTGTAGGCTACAATAAGCACAATACTAATGCCTTTGTTGAGCATTATGCTGATATTGCCCGTGGTAGGGGTAGGGATTTCTGTCTCTCAACCCATGCCGAACAGGATGCCATTCTAAAGGCACGCAACAAGGTTGACCTGCGTGGTTGCAAGATTTTTGTTGCTCGTCGTCTTCGGCTTAATGGTAAGCCTGGAATGGCTCGTCCTTGCCCGATCTGTGAGAACGCTCTAAACAGTTATGGTATTCGTAAGGCATACTATACGATTAATGAGCACCAGTTTGGTAAGATGATTATTAAGCCTAATGGTGATACTACGGATATTGTTTACTGATGTTACATTGGTTTAGAAAGAAGGAGCATACTTGTCAGCTTTGTTTTCGTGATAAGCGAAAGACAAATGCTGCTCCTCAATTTTCTGAACACGTATGTTGGGAGTGTTGGAACTCTGAAAGATTAAGGCTTCGTTCTAACAATCGTTCCAAAAGGAATAAAAGATACCCTACTGGTCGCATTTCTACACGTCAATGGTTGACGGTGTTGGAAGCCTCCAAGTGGGGTTGTGTTGTTTGTGGCACCAGAGGTCGTCATAAACTTACTCTTGACCACATTCAACCCATTAATGCTGGTGGCACTAACACACACGATAATATTCAGCCGCTTTGTGTGCCTTGTCACGAAAAGAAGGATGGATACCAACGCAGACCATTGTGGTGGGTCCGCAGAATTCTCCGAAAGTGGCGCAGATTTGTTTGGCGCAAATGTGGCATTTCGCTACAAAAAATAAGGGTTTTAGAATAATTTTATATCAACGGATTAATACTACTTATTCCAAGAATGATATCGTTACGTTACTTTACGTGACGAATTATAAATGGTGTCAGCAGTATTATGCCAAGAAAAAAAGTAGACTATAAAATTCCATTCATCAAGGAGAACGACAAGATAAACAATCTTCCAGCCGGGAGTGTTCCGCATCAAATTGGTCTTTATGAAATGCGTAAACCAAATTGGGAACTCAAATACGATTGGCGTGAAAACGTTAAGTTTGATGCTAACTTAAAATTTGTTAATATGTATTATGGCGGTAAGATACTTTGGGAAGATACAGAAACCGGCGCACGATATTGGATGAATCAGAGTGGTCTTGCGGCTGTATTAAAAGCTAAATCAGTAGTTTATGGAACAGTTTTAGGAACATGGGTCTTTAAGAAACATGGAACCACTTATAGTATCTTTCCATATATGGAAAAGAGAAGGGGATGAAATAGATTCGATCAGGAAATGAAGGATGATTTGCATAGTAGCGGGCGTTTATGACCGCTTAAAACCGTAAACAACAGTAAGTGCAAACGATAGCTCTTACGCTCTTGCTGCTTGAAAGCAAGCGATTTAAAAGATACGCCGTTTGAGGATCCTTAAATCGTCATTAAACAAACTCGACCTTGTAGGGATAGTTCCTACTGCCAAGGTTTAAATAATTGGAACCATATCATACACAACCTGCTCTTTGGTCAAGTATATGATGGGTAATAAATAAAAGAGATATACTATGTGACAACAGATCATTTGGAGCTTCTTGAGACTGCGGTGCGAATCCGCACATCTCCATTTTGCCTTATTTTATAAAGCTTTTTTATTACTTGAATTTTGATCATTATTCTGTTATTCTATTGGAATGAATAAGATCGAAACCATTGATCAGTTTGCTAGCGTTCTCTCCGATAATCTCGCTGCGCTCCGTGAGATCGGAAATGTGCCTCTCCCGTGTCCGTCTCCGCAGCCGTGGAATAATGTCAATTTTATCCGTGGTTTCTCTGCTCCCAAGGTCGGCGCTCGTCGTCCTGACTGGAAGTTTTCCTCTAATCCTTCCTATGCCCGTGATTCGTCGGATTTGAGTCTTAATCGCTTTGTCGGAATTCAGATCACAGTGATTGTTGCTGACGCCACCATGTATGGTGCGACTAAGACTGTCATGGTGTCCGCTCCGGAGGAGATCGCTCCTGCGCTTGCTACTCTGGATGCCTTCCGTAGCGAGCAGCTTAATAGTTGCCGTCATTTCAATCATCGTTTTGTCGCTAACCTTGGTCGTTGCTATAATCGTTATGAGTGCAATGATTGTGGCGTGAAGTTTGAAATCGATAGTGGTGATTGAAATGGGTTGGTTCGCTTTTCTCGGTTTCTTTACTATCTCTGGCGTTTTTCTTGAATATATCAAGTATGACTGTCGCACTCGGTTTTGATTATCCTGCCTCTCTGGAAGAGGTTATCCGTGACGTGAAATATAAGCGGGAAACGTTGGAGGCTCTTAATCGTTTTAAGGCTTCTAATCCGTGGAGTGGTGCTTTGCCTCTTCGCATGGCTAAGTTCCAGCGTCTACATAATAGTCTTTGCGAGATTTACGAGGTTGATTATCAGCTTCGGTTCGATCCAAGCGTTATGCTTAATGAGGGTAGCGGTAGGTCTAATGTCAGTTTCGTTTCTCACACTATTACGCTTCATGGGAAGCTTTCGGTTCTAACTTTTCTACACGAGTGGGGTCATGTTCTCAAGGGATCAAGCGAGCGGCAAGCGTGCATTTGGAGCGTTAATCTTTTTCGTAGAGTGTTTCCCGATAATTTTGATCGTTTGCGGGATAATGCGAGGGGTCATTTCCTTGCTGCTGGCTGAGTAAAAAAGTTTATATTCTAAACGGACCCTGCTATGCTTGTAGCAGGGTTTTAACGTTTTAAGGTATATAATGTTCTGGGATACGATTAATCAGGCTTTCGCACAATATATTCCAACCTATACGGATGGAACGCAAGTTTCCGTTGTTGGACGTGTTCTGTCTTATCGTAAGATGGGTGGTGTAGCATTCGGTCATATTTCTGACAATAGTGATGCAAAGATCCAATTTGCATTTAATAAGAAGATGATGGATGAAGCCAACTTCAAGGAATGGTCAGCTATCCCTCATATTGGCGATATTGTTGGGATTAACGGGGAGGTATGGACTACCTCTACCGGAGAAAAGACTGTATTGGTCAATAAGGGCTTCCAGAGGCTCCAGAAGGCTTCTGTAGGCTTCCCTGACAAGTGGCATGGTATGACCGATCCAGAGCTTGTAAGGCGCAAGAGGTGGCTGGAATGCGCCACTAATCCAGAGAGTCGCAAGCTATATCGGAATAGGAGTAAGCTAATCAATACTATTCGTAACTTCCTTGATGAACAGGATTTTATGGAAGTGGAGACGCCTACGCTTACTCCGCAAGCAAGTGGCGCCCAGGCTCGTCCGTTTGTCACTCATCATAATGCTCTTGATGCAGATTTCTATCTTCGTATTGCGCCCGAGACTTATCTTAAGCGTATGACTGCTGCTGGTTTTGATCGTGTATTCGAGATTGGCAAGCAGTTCCGAAATGAAGGTATTGATCCATCGCATCTACAGGAGTTTACTTCTCTTGAATGGTATGCATCATATTGGGATTATTGTGATAACATGAAGCTTTTCCGAAATATGCTTTATTATCTTTGGAAGAGCTTTGATAGAACAGAAAAGGATATTCTTGCCAAGCTTGAAAGTTGGGCACAGGCACCAGTTGTAGAATATCGTCAACTATTCATGGAACATACTGGACGTAATCCAGATGATATGTCTGGCAAGGAAGCGGATCAGCTATTCAAGACCGCTGTTCGTCCAAAGCTTATTGATCCAGTATTCATCACAGATTATCCGGCTCATATGTCTCCAATGGCAGCAAGGCATCCCCATGACCCTAATACGGTTCAGCAATGGCAGTTTGTTGTAGATGGATGGGAAGTGGTTAAGTGTTATACAGAGCTTACTGATCCCCTTCTACAGCGTCAGCTACTTGAGCAGCAGATGCAAGAGCGAGCAAATGGCGATGATGAAGCCATGATGATTGAGGAAGATTTCCTTGAATGCATGGAGCACGGGATGCCTCCGCAGAGTGGTTGTGGTGTTGGAATTGACCGTTTGGCTTCTCTACTTTTCGGCGTCCCCAATCTACGTGATGTAGTATTCTTCCCTACACTTAAGGCAAATAGCCAATGACGGGATATACTTAAATTTAACCAACAAACGGCAGGAAGCGGGCTAACCCTTAAAAGTAGCCTGTTTTTTGCTTTTTTAGGAGAAAAGAATATGAGAAAATTATTTTATCCCCTCATAGCCTTGTTAGTTCTTACAGGTGCAACATCAATGCACGATCCAAATGACGTAAGAGCACCGAGCGAAATGCTAAACCCAACAACGGTTTCATGCATGGATAACTCAAATGACATAAGCTATGATCCAAGTTTAGAAGCAACAACACCAGAACCAGAGCCGGAGATAATACCAAGGAGAGATATACAACTGGCTCTTGCACGTATCTGTGTTAGCGAATCCGGATTTCAAGTCAGAACAAATGATTGTAATATGATTTATCATGCGCTTCGCACACGCAGTAGCACTGGTGAAATAACCATGGGCATTATGAGAGCCTATGCGCCATTATCTTTCAATCTTAATAGAACAGACAACCACAGATGGGTTGCTCACCTTCGTTCAGATTTCAGAGAACCTAAAGGATGGTCAGAAGTGATCAGATTACCTTGGTCTACAAGAAGAGAAGGTTTCCGACAAGTTTATGAGCACGTTGGAATGTTATTAAGAACCAGACCAGAAAACCCATGTGGTATCCGCATAGACCATTGGGGAGCCAGATATTTCCGTAGAAATACTCTTTTAAGAAGAGGCTGGACACCTATAGAATGCGGCGAAACTTTAAATCAATTCTGGAGTATGCCCGACTGATTAAGTTTTAATGATGATTGAATAAAATTGAGTTTACATTTCTGAAACTACTTGTTATATTTAATCATCACCTGGCTCCATCGTCTAACGGTTAGGACTCAGCCCTTTCACGGCTGCTACCGGGGTTCAAATCCCCGTGGAGTCAATGTTGTATCTCTTATCAACGCTTCTTATGTTTATAACCTTTCCATTCGCTTGGGGAGGTTATTTTCTTGTTAAATCAAAATATTCATGGATCCGATGGTTAGGATTTTTCATGCTTTATCCTTTTTGCATTGTTTCCATGTTTGGATTTGAAGACTGATTTTATAAGGGAAAATATTAGTTTAAATTTGTTTGCGGTTATGATATATTGATGATATGTCTAACAAGCGTAAGCAGAATGAGCCGAAGCGTCGCTCCGCTATCACGGAGTTTATGCTTTTCAATCTTAAGGGTGGGACGATGCGTGATCGTCGGTTCCGCCGTGAGAAGGCAAAGAAGCACGAATATCGCAATTCCGATAACTGGTGATCCATATGGACAGTCCTATCATTAAAGCTGCAAAGCTTCCTCAACGTGGGCGATTAGCTCATGTTGATCATATTCCAGGCGGTAAGCGTTTCTGGAAGGTGGGACGCCTTTATCAGCTTACAGAATTCGTTATGCTATATAGCCAAAAGACCGATTTGGTTGAGGTTAAGCAAAAGACGCACCGACGTAATAATAGCCGTTGGCAAAATAATAACCTATTTAACCCTTTTATTCCGGGTCACGAGCCACGGCATCGTCTTGAAAAGGGTAGTATTTTTATGCTACTTGCAAAGCCAGATTATAAGACCGTAATTGGTAATCTTAGTGATACTCTAACTGGATCGTATCAATTGAATATTCTTTGCAACGAAAAGAGTGGTTGGATCCATCTTTCACATCGTCTTAGTCCACGTTATTATTGTCACCCCGTTAAGTGAAGAAGAAAGAAAATAAAATGCCTCGTTCAAACTCTGTATTTACTATCAGTTCCAGCCGTCTACTTGACAGTATTTGTTCCGAAGAAAAGTTTACGTCAAAGACCAATCTGGAACAAATTGAGTATCTAAACAAGTATCGTTCTCGCCGTGGTCTATATCGCTGGGGTCGTAATAGCATCATGGATAACGTTATTGATGATCAGCCTGGAAAGACCGTAACATTTAATCCTATTCGTTGGAAGGGACAGCCATGCAATCCCATCACGTTTCGGTATGTAGGTGGTGATATTGAATATAGTATCCGATATCCGGTGCAGAGCCGTCCCGGTTTGGATCCGGATAGTATTAATGGTGTTATCTACGATTTTATCCCTAATGGCGATGCCTATATTGAGCGTAGTGTGAAGGGATTTCTTCGTCATGGTGTTAGGTCGCAATGGGGCACTAATGAAGAGCATGATAAGCTTTTCAAGTATCTTTATAAGCAGTATGAAAATGCATGGCTTGATCTAAAGCGCCGTAAGGTTGCAGAGATTAAGTCAACGCTTAACACAGAAAGTGTTGACGAGTTTATTGCAGCAAAGCGTGCCCAGCATACCCAGGCTATCATGGATATTGCAATGTCTGTTGGCAATCTAACTGCAAAGCTTGAAACCTACCGTAATCGTATTGGTAGCGTCACTACTGCATATGAAGCTGAAAAGCTTTATAACGAAGTAGAAATGGCATTCCGAAACTTCAACTATGTTCAAGAACGCAACACAAAGCGTCTAAATAAGAATGTTCGGCTTCCTGGCGGTAAGAACGTTAAGAAGCTTGCAAGTGAAGGCGACGAGTGAAAGTTAAAAAAATAGTTTACAAAGTTAACTTCCTCAACTATATTTAAAGAGTGAAGTGAATGGGTCGGTAAGCTAATGGGAAACTGGTGCCTTTGCACGGCGCACTTGTGAGTTCGATTCTCACCCGATCCAATAGTTGATAACTTAATATTTAGATCCTATCCGATGGACCGTTCATCGTCTTTGAGGTCCGATAAGGCAATGGGATTAAAGGAGCCGTAAGTAGCCGCCAGCGAACTAATGTTAAGATTATTATTTATTGGGTATAATGCTGGTTGGGGAAAATCAAGAGCAATCTTGTAAATCGGAAATATTATAATATGTAACCCTAACATGATGATTAGGGATAATCAGAAGCGACCTGATTAGCCGTGAAGATCAAGGTATTCCTTTCTTGATAATAATGGTGACAAAGCCCCTTCTCGGGAAAGAGAACGCAGATAGAAGCGTTAAGCAAGCAAGCCTACTTGTTTATGTTTATGGAACTTGTATCTATCATTTTTATAAACTCAGTATACTGTATGTGCGATGTATGATATGCTGAGTTTATATTCCGCTTTAGCTCAGTTGGTAGAGCGTTCGGCTGTGGAGGTTGAATACGTGTTCTGTTGGTGCAAACCCAAAAACCTCAAGGATAACCGGATGGTCCCTGGTTCGAGTCCAGGAGGCGGAGTTTGACGTGTCATTTAGCAGGTGACTAATAAGGTTGGTTTCCTTATGATTGAAGCAGGGTTGCTCCTGTAATAAAAACTCCAAAGCCTGGAAGGCTCGTTGAGATAGCAGCGAAGTAGAAACTTATGGAGGGAACTTCACCCGTGGATATAAAGACTACACTATCATTTCATAAGCCCCGATGTTTAACCGCATCGGGGTTTTATTTTTTGGTCAACTTATTTAGCAATGTCATGCATAAAATATTTTTAATAGCTGCTCTTATATTGTTAATACCAAATGCGGCGTATGCATATACACAAAAATATACTTCAACCGGCAGATTGGTTCGTTGGAATCGTTCCGAAATTGAACTAACTGTCATTAGAGTTGATAGTTGTCGTTCCTGTCCAGATGAAACAGAAGTTGTTGGTTCTTTACAAAGAGCGGCTTCAACATGGAACGAAATACCAACATCACCAACCATTAACATCATAGAACGTTCTGGTAATTCAGAGTGGGGAATAGACGGTGTTAATGGAGTTTATTTTGTAAGAGATTGGCCATTTTCTTTTCGTGCATTGGCTATTACTCTAACCAGTTATAATGAAAATACTGGTGAGTTAATAGATACAGATGTAATCATCAACGGTGAAATGCCGTTTGGTTTGTCCGGAGAGAGAAATCAATATGATTTAGATACTGTGCTTACTCATGAACTTGGACACGTTCTTGGATTGGACGAAAGTAGTGTCCCAGGTGCCACTATGTTTCCAAATACGAGAAGAGGCGAAACTGATAGACGTGAGTTATCAACTGATGATGTAGATGGAATATTGTCCATATATCAAACTGTTCCTACTCCCGGTTGCAACATAACAAGAAGAAAAACTTCTTTTAATGGAAGCATCATTTTTTTGATATTGTTGCTTTTAGTCAGAAAATATTCAAGTTTCTTTTTTAAGCTATCAACATGACAATAGAAAATCAAATAATAGCATTATCTGGTGGTTTTGATATAATACACCCTGGTCATATCCGAATGATCAAGGGTGCTCAAAACTTTGGGCGTGTTATGATAATTCTTAATAGCGATGCTTGGGTTTTAAATAAACGTGGTATTGTAATGATGCCTTGGCACGAGCGTAAAGAGATTCTATTGGCTATAAAGGGTGTAGATACTGTAGAACGTGTAGATGATAGTGATGGAACTGTCTGCGAAGCTCTGAAAAGATTAAGACCAAATATATTTGGTAATGGTGGTATTCGTGGACAGAGGAATACTCCAGAACGTCAATTGTGTAATGATTTAGGAATCGCTTGTATATGGGGAATAGGTGGTGGCGAGCGTGACGTTTACAGCAATGATATTCTTGAAAAAATATATTCTGCCAAACGACCAAATATTTAATGGTTATGAATAAGAAGCTTTTAAAAGAATATATTTCATTGGTTGTTAAATCGATTTTATCGGAAGCAGAATCAATAGGTTCAATGAGTACTATTGGATCTACTGGAACTAGCACTAGTTTGTCTTCGACTTCTACGCTTTCAACCGGGACAACCAAATCATCTGAAGCAACCGGATCTGGAACTAAGGAAACTGACAGTTCAATAAAAAATTTAGAAGCCGAAATTATTAAAAATAATGAAAAAATGAAAGCGATTAACCAAGCTTCCGGACAAATGTTTAACGCACAAAAGACTGCAAATACTGCTACGGTCCAAACTCAACAAGGTCTTGATAAAGCTTCGCAAGCATCACAAAATATGTCAAAAGACATTAAAAATCCCGAAGAAAAAGAAAAAAATGAAAAGCAATCACAAGTTGAAATGTCTGTAGGACTTAAGCAAGCTGCTGATGGTGTTGGGGATATAGCAAAGGCTAATAGTCGCACTCAAAATGCGCTTCAAAATTTAACATCTGTCACAAAATGAATGATCTATTTTGTGTTATGTCATGTTATATTTTTTCTTAAACTTTTAGTCATTCTTTGGATATCCTTCAATATAATCTTGATATATCAAGAACGTTCGGAGTATAGCTCAGTCTGGTAGAGCGCCGCATTTGGGATGCGGAAGTCACAAGTTCGAATCCTGTTACTCCGACTATTTACAATTACTATGTTAACAACAAGATATATGCACAAACTATTAAAAGATACCAAAGGCTTATCAACCGTTGAATATATTATCATTCTTTGTTTGATTGCTGTTGTTTGTTTTGCTATTTGGAGACAGTTCGGAGAAACTGTAAAGAGTAAAGTTCAAGGTGCAGATAACCTTGTAGGAACACTCCCAACAGAATCTTCTCCCTGATTCAGTTTAAACATCATATTTGTTTCATGTATCGTTAAGGCATGAACACAAATATTAAGATTGATGTTGTAATAGATTTGGCTCACGGCGATAGCGGTAAAGGCAAAGTATCTCATGCCTTGCTTGCAAAACGTGATTATACTCATTGTTTGAGATTCAATGGCGGCGGCAATGCTGGTCATACCATATACCATGAAGGAAAGAAGTTTGTAACCCATCTTATTCCTTCTGGAGTATTTCATGGTATCCGTTCCATTATTGGTCCCGGTTGCGTTGCCAGAACTTCAAAGCTACTTGAAGAAGTAAAGTATCTTGAAGATAATCTTGGGAAAAAGATTAATGTCGGAATTGCAAATAATGTTCATCTTGTTACAGAGGAACATTTAACAGAAGATAGCGGCGATACACGTATTGGAACAACCAAAACAGGTAACGGTCCTGCTTATTCTTCAAAATATTCTCGTAGGGGTGTAAGAGCAGAAACCGATCCTCTTCTACAGTCTTACGTTACCGATATGTATCAAGAGTTTTATGTTGATAAGCCGGTTAGAATATTAGCAGAAGGTGCTCAATCATTTAATTTGGATATTGATTGGGGTGATTATCCTTATGTTACCAGCAGTCATTGTGGTGTAGGTGGATTACTTAACAACGGCTTTAATCATAAACATGTAAGAAACGTTTATGGTGTTGTAAAGGCTTATGACACATATGTAGGAGCCAAGCAGTTCCAGCCCGCAGGAGACGTTTTTAACCGCATTCAAGAGGCAGGACAGGAGTTTGGTGCTACTACGGGCAGAAGGCGCCAGGTTAACTGGTTAAACTGGAATATCATTGAACGTGGTATCCGTATGAATGGCGTGAACACCTTGATTGTTAATAAGGGCGATGTATTAGATCAGGTTGGTGCCTGGGGAATTATTGAAAACGGCGAGACAATTCAATTTCAATCCAAAGATTTTTTCCAAAAATGGTTGGACGATAAGACATATGCATTGGATATGAATCATATTGTTTTTTCAGAAGGCGCAGACGATTTAAGTTTTGTTGATCGTTTGTAGGATATAGCTGTATACTTACCCACATGGCAAAAACAAAAGAAGTAAAAAAAGAAGTTGCTGTAATAACCCGTGAGGAAAGACCTTGGGGTTGGTTTGAAACAATCCAAGAAGGCGAAAAATATAAAGTAAAACGTCTTTTTATTAAAAAAGGTTGTAGAATATCTTTGCAATCACATGATCAACGTGATGAACATTGGATTGTTATTAGTGGTTTTGGTAATGTAGAATTAGAAGATGTTGAGCGTTTCATAGGAATAGGTGGTCATATTTTTATTCCAAAACGTCATAAACATAGAATTACTGCAACCAAAGATTTAGAAATCATAGAAGTTCAAATGGGCATCTGTGATGATAAAGATATAAAAAGATACGAAGACGATTACGGTAGAACTTGAACAAAGAGATAGACTTGTTCTATCTTATCATAGCGGGTTGGAGAAGTAGTAACTCATCTGGCTCATAATCAGAAGATCGATGGTGCGAATCCATCACCCGCAATTTAGGTGTTCTGCGGAAATAGCTCAATGGTAGAGTCCGAGTTTTCCAAACTCGTTGTTGTCGGTTCGAGTCCGATTTTCCGCTCTGAAGTTAGAAGAATATTAGGTTGATACCTAAAAATCTCTAAATCCCTTATAAAATAAGGGTAAAAAAATTATTTTTAATACCTTTAAAAAGTCTGATACGTCTGCTATTCTGTATACATGATGACGAATCGGACGTTTGGTGTGGAGATCGAGTGCATCGGGATTACCGCTGCGGTGGCTTGTGAGGCTATCCGTGCGCTGGGTCTTGCGTGTGAGATCGAAGGCTACAACCATAACACTCGTAATCATTGGAAGATCGTTACCGATGGTTCGGTGCGTGATAATCAGGGCAGTCCTGGTATCGAGATCGTTTCGCCTATTCTTCGTGGGACGGAGGGCATGAACGCTCTTAAGCGTGTTGCCGATGCGCTGAACTTCGCTGGCGCTACTGCGAATAAGACCTGTGGTCTACACGTTCACGTCGGGGCGTCGGATCTTAATGTTGACGAGATCAAGATGATCGTCAAGCGTTACGCCGAGCATGAGAGCGTGATCGATAACTTCATGCCGGTGAGCCGTCGTCGTGATAATAATCACTACCTTAAGGGTATGGGTTACTGGTCGGCTGTGTATGGGTCGCAGCTTGCGGCTTGCACGAACACTGCGGCGATTCTCGGTCGCACCTGGGATCGTTACTATAAGGTTAACCTCGCTGCCTACGTTCGTCAGAACACCATTGAATTCCGTCAGCACAGTGGCACGGTGAGCAGCACGAAGATTGAAAATTGGGTTCTCTTCGTCCTTAACTTTGTTGAGGTGAGCCGTCAGCTTGTGGCGTCGGTTAACCCGGCTCCGGTGGCTCGACGCCGTGGGCGCCCGGCTGGTCGCACGAACGCCCGTGATAAGGGTCTGTTCAAGATCGTTAACGCTCTTTACAATGATTATAGCAGTCTTAGCCCGAGCCGTCTTGCGGAGATTTCGGGTTATTCGGTGGCAAGCATCCCGGCGTGCATGAGTGAGATTCGTCGCAAGTGGGGAATTCCCGTTCGTAAGAGCCGTCTTTGGAATACGTATTCGGTTAGCATTAGCAATAGCCGTTTCCTTGAAATCCAGGCGCAGGTGCAGAGTGGCACGCCCGTTGGTGGTGTTCAGTCTGCCGCTACCATGCCGAGTGTTCCCGCTGGTGACTCGGCATTCCGTGGTCTGTCGGCTGGCGTGGTGAGCTACTTTGAGGAGCGGACTGCGGAGCTTGCATCGTGATTTACCGATTCTTTCATTGGAATATTCGGGCTTCTAATCACCGGGAGTTTGTTGAGCGACTTTGGCTGGATAGTCTAACGACCGCTCCGAGCGCCAGGATCTATATGGAGGAAGTGGCGGAAAGGGCTTATAAGGCTTTTGGCGATTATGTTCGCACCACTAATCCAAGGACTTTTGTTAATGATATGATTAGGGCGGGTTATCTTAAGATTGAGTCCTGTCAGGAGAATTGAAATGCATCGGGTTTTTGTATATGGTAGTTTGAAGCGTGGTTTTCATAATAACGCTTTGTTGTATGAGTCTCGTTTTATTGGGGAGCGTATTACCCATGATGAAATGTGGATTATGCGTTCTCTCGGCGGCTTCCCAGGAGTGGTTAAGAAGTATCATGGTGGCATGAGTGCTTCTATTTCTGGGGATCTTTATGAAGTAGATGATATGACGCTGGCTCGTCTGGATAGACTTGAGAGCAATGGTCAGTTTTATTCTCGTGAACTTGTGCGGCTTCGTGATGAAAATGAAAAGGCGTGGATGTATGTTTTGAAGAGTGATCATTCATATGGTCGTGATATGCAGCCATTTTTTGAGGGTGAAAGTTTTATTTATCGTTGGTGAAATAAATAGTTTATACACTTGATAGGAAGTGATATATTAAGTGTATCGGGTTCCTGTAGCTCAGTTGGATAGAGCTACGAGCTTCTACCTCGTCGGTCGCAGGTTCGACTCCTGCCGGGAACGTTTCGGATAATAACAAAAAGAAAGATAGAAAAGGTAAGTAAATAAATGACGGATCGTATGGAATTGGTTGGTGTGGTTATGGATCATTCACGGGATATTTTCCGTGTTCGTGTAGACGGCACCGATCAGGTAGTGACTGCAAAGCTTTCTGGCAAGATGCGACAGAATAAGATTGATTTGCAGGTAGGGGACCGGGTTAAGCTTGAGGTGTCTCCTTACGATACGAGCATGGGACGTATTACCTTCCGTATTAGCAGTAGCCGAGAGCAGTATATTCATACTGATGATAATGATCGTGGCGGCGATAATCGTAAGCGCAAGGCACATCGTCCTCGCCAGCGTGATAACGACGACGACTGATTAACTCTTTCTTTAAGTTAAAGCTATGTCAATCGGACCTGATCTTTCGGGATTTACCCGTGATGAAATTTGTGATGCTTTGGATGAAGTGCGTCAGCCTGTAAGCATCGCAATCTTTGGTTCAAAGAACGAGTTTAATATCGGTGGTATGATTAGAACCGCCCATAACTTCCTAGTGCGAGATATTCATCTTGTGGAGGTTGAATGGTTCTATGAGAAGGGTGCGCTGTCTACTCTACGCTTTGAGAAGCGGCACCTTAAGCGTTGGTCTACGCTTGATAGTTTCCTTCACGGAATGAAGAATCGTAATATTGTTTCTTTTGAGAAGCGAGATAATCTAAAGACTTACGATATTCGTTCTTATCGTTATCCGGACAATCCCATTCTATTCTTTGGTAGTGAGAAGACAGGAGTTCCAGATAGTATTCTTGAAGCTTCTCATAGCGTTGTTACCATTCCTATTCTTGGACTGAATAATGATCACAACGTAAGCATTAGTTGCGGTATTGCTCTATACGATTGGTTCGCAAAGAATTGTAAGGTGTGATTTAACTCTCCTATTTATAATAGGAGGGTGTTATGAGTGAGGGAACACCAGATTTTTGGGAGTGGGTTAAGAATAAGATTAAAGAAAGAGAGCAACAGCAGCCTCTACAGATAGAGATACAGTTGCCAATACCACCCCATGTTCCTTCAAAGACACCTATTGGTTCTGACGGCATCTACGAAGAAGTAGACCACGAAATAAAAAGCGACATAATGCAATTATAAAGCCACCTTACGGTGGCTTTTTCTTTTGTGTTTTAGATATTTAGGACAAGAAGTATATGAGTTTTGATACGCTAACAAAAAAAGAAATTGTAGTCTTGCTCAAAAAAGTGCAAGAGATAGCGGCAATGCTCAAAGATATTAATGAAATTATGAATTCTGAATCACGTGATCCAAGTGACCCAGAGGAAAATGTTATTCAAATTATACCTGGGGTATTAAAACAGTTTGAGAAAAATCAAAAGACTCCAATGAATGTTGTTAATATCGTAACTTTATATGAAAATTGGACACAAGAGTTATATAACGCTACAATTACAAATAAAGGTCATATGCGAAACAAAGCTATTAAACGTCATATAACAGAAGCATATGAAATTTGTAAAAGCGTAGAAAATGTGTTAAAACGTTTGATAGAGAATAATTAACCCAAAAGGATTATGACAATGTTAAAATTAGAAGACTTATTCGTTACATATGGTGATGCAAAGTATGCAGAACTTGGCGTATTTATTGATTTGCTTCGTGCTCTTTCTTTATTGCACCATACACATCATTGGCAGACACAAGGATCTCAATTCTATGGAGATCATCTTCTTTATCAGAGATTGTATGAATTGGCTGATGGTCAAATTGATATGGTAGGCGAGAAGGCTGTAGGATTAGGTTCTGCTGATTTGGTATTGGCAAGACACTCCCTCGAGAATATGCGCCGTTATATTGAAGCGATTGAAGACGCAGATATGATGGATGCACCAGCCCTTAAAATGGCAAAAAGATCCCTCCTTGCGGAGAAATCTTTTATAACAGCCGGTGAAAAAATGATGGATCAACTTAAGAGCAAAGGTTTGCTTACTAGAGGCGTTGAACAACTATTGGGAACAATACTTGATCAACATGAAGGTGTTTTGTTCCTTCTTAAGCAAAGAGTTGCCGGAGCTTGATCAACGTAGAACATCTCCGGAAACAATCCGGATATGATCTGACGGAAACCATCCAATTTGCTGATAATAATCTAGAAATATTGGGAACATATTAACGAAGTCATTTGTTCCGCCAAGAGCTGCTGTAGCTGGTGTATTTTGTAGATGCAAAAGTTGAGTTCTGTGAATTTTAAGTGGTGTTCCTTGAATGGTACCTGTGGTTCCAGCTTTAACTCCACCTAATCTTTGAAACTCAAATGAACCGTCATAACTTTCTTTAAGCTGACCTGATGGAAGTTTTGTTGGACCATATACTGGCAAAACTTCGTCTGGTTGGGTATGTAACATACCTGATGTAATTTGAACTCTATCGCCTTTCATATCAATTCTCCTCTTCATTTACTATTACGGAGTTACAGGATAGAGTCAAGCCAATAACGCTGACTGCGTGCTCAAGTGCGTATCTTGTAACTTTAACTGGATCTATTATGCCTTCTGCTACTAAGTCACCATATGTGCCTTTAGCAGCATTGTATCCAAAACGGCGTTCATCTTTATATGTGTCAGTTTTGGCTTTAAAATGTCTTACAGCAGAAACAAGGTCTTCTACATCGGCATTTTCTGTGTCAATGTAAAATACTTTGTGTCCAGTAAGACTAGTCTTTAGTCTTTGTTTAACAACATCTGGTGATGCTCCTGTGTTGCTAACGATGGTATTGAGTGGATATTCGCAAACGTTTGCAATAATTTCCATACCAGCTAATTCGTCTTGTGTTAAGTCTGAAGCAATAGTCTTTATGCGCTCTCTGAGATTATTAGCAGCGTAGTAAAGAGCAGTGCCACCGCCAGGAACAATACCTTCTTGTGTAGCTGCCAATGTCGCATTTACTGCATCCTCTACTCTATCTTTCTTTTCCAAAATCTCTACTTCAGTTGAACCACCAACCTTGATCACTGCAACGCCACCAGAGAGCCGTGCTAGCCTTTTACGGTATTTGTCAACGTGTAGGGCATCCAAGGTCTTATCTTCGATTAAAGAGGTTCTAAGAGCCTTTATACGGTCTTCTAGAGCGGTCTTACGGTCGCCATCTAGGTCGCTGATGATTGTAGTCGTGTTTCTTCCTATAATAACCTTCTTAGCAGAACCAAGATGATTAAGATTTGCTTTCTTAAGAGTCAAATCAGTTGTGGCGTTGAATACGGTGCCACCTGTTAAGGTTTGAATGTCTGAAAGGATATCTGCACGATGTTCACCATAACTTGGAGCCTTAATAGCACAAACCTTTACAACACCCTTTGTCTTATTAACGATAAGAGTGTGAAGTGCTTCGCCTTCTACATCATCTGCAATGATAAGAAGTGGACGTGAGGTTTTAAGAACGCCTTCCAATAATCCAATAATATCCTGTATTGAGGATATTTTATTTGGAGTCATTAGAACATATGGATTTTCAAGTTCACAGGTAGCACGTTCTGAATTTGTGATAAAGAATGGTGAAACGTATCCACTATCCAATTGCATACCTTCCACGATATCAAGAGTAGTTTCAACACTTTTAGCTGGCTCTACTGTTATGATACCATCATTGCCAACACGCTCAATAGCAGTAGCCAACAATTCACCAATGGAACGATCGCCATTAGCAGAAATTGTTCCGACATTAACAATATCTTCTCGAGACGAAAGAGGAATTGAAGTTTGCTTAAGATGTTTTATAACAATATCCGTCGCATAATCCATTCCTTTTTTAATATCAATAGCAGATCGTCCTGTAGAAATCATCTTAAGACCTTCTGTAAAGATAGCATGACCTAATACTGTAGCAGTGGTAGTACCATCGCCTGCAATATCATTTGTTTTAGATGCAACTTCTTTAAGGAGTTCGGCTCCCATTGATTGAAGTTTATCTTTAAGATTGATTGATTTAGCTACAGTTACTCCGTCTTTTGTTATGAGCGGAGGTCCGGTTTCCATGTCAATAATAACTGAGTGACCGGATGGACCCATGGTAGAAGCTACAGCGTTTGCAAGGACTGTAGCTCCTTTGTATAGTTCTTCATGGGCTTTAGGAAAGAAAACAACTCGTTGACTGGGAGGTTGATTGCTCATGTTCTAATATTGACCTTTACTACTTGACCACCAGGCAATTGGATTTCTTCTTGATCTATTAAATCGCCTGATGTATTTTGTTCTTCAGACATTGCTGCTATGAGTTTATTACGAGCTTCTTTAGCAGCTTGTGCTTTTGTGACTCCAGAATTTTTCTTTTTTGGTTCTGGCGGGTTATGAGAAGTTATATCTTCTTCTTCAATTAAAGAATTTGGATCTATCTTGTCTTCTTCACGGTATTGTTCAGCAATTTTTGTTTTTGAACCATACCATACGGCGGCTCTTTTTTCTGCATCTTCAACAATAGTGCTAACAAATTGATCCAATCTTTGTCTCAATACAGCTTGAACTTCGTCTAACGTTGCATATAGTTCGCCATCTAGACGTTTTGAATCAATAATCTTTTCTTTTCCCGTTGGACCAACAGAAACTTTCCAAGAGGTTTCATTGCCATTAAGCTTTTTTATTGTAACTTCCTCTACAACAATAGCTGGAATAATTTTTTGTGCCTTATTAGAAAGCACATAAATTATTTGCCCTATTTGGAGAGTGCTATTTTGTTCAATAGGCATCGAATATATCACCTGCGTAATAACTTCATCATTTCTTCTGTCAAAACAAGAACAACATCTTGTTCTCCGGTTTTACGTTCATAAGCAGATAAATCTAAGTTATTTAACTGCGCCCGTAATTTTGCGTTGTTAAGATGACCACCATAATTTTCATATATGTGAATTAACTTTTCAATAACGTTTGGATGTAATTTCATTGCATCTTCTCCTTAGTCTTCTTTTCCAATTCTTGAGCTACCAATTCTCTCTTCTCTATTTTCTCTTTTTCAGCTTCATCCTTGATGATAGAAACCTGGAACATTACTTTATCCAAAATCTTTTGACCTTCTTCCTTTGCTACTTGAAGTGGCTTCATTCCAAGCGCAACACGAATTTGATCATTTAAATCTGGCGAGAGTCTATCTTTAAGATATTCCATATCAACATACTTGTGTGGAATTTGATCAACGATTGCGACTTCTCTTCCACGTTCATCTGGCTCTGTTTCGCCGGTATGCTTATATTCAAAAATGAAAAGCATTGGAGGCATTTGACCTTCTTTTGGAACTTCAATGTATGGCATTGAAATACCTTTGTCATTCTTGCCAGATGGCTCTTCATAAAGAATAACTGGCAATTGTGGCTGCTTATTTACTGCTTTAGCTGTGCTCATATACTTTCTTTCTCTTCCAAGATATCAACAAATGTATCGAAGGTATCCTTATAGGAAACCTTCTTCTTGATCTTAACAGTTCTCATAGCCGCCTGTAAGGTCTTTACATCAAGGCGGTCACTATACTCTTCAAGCAGCTCTTTCTGGCTCTCTTTGAGAAGAGTAATTTCATTTTCTATGTTCTTAAAACGATCAACAAACTCCGATACAAGTGCGGTAAGCGCACCGATTTCATCGGGTTGACGTTCTGCTCCATCTAATGCCATATATTATCACTCCTTTTTTGAAAGAGGATAATAGCAAGTTTTTTATTTGGATGAAAAATCAGGTTGTAATGGAGCCAGGAGCTAATTGCTGCAACTCTTGAATTGCTTTATCAACTTTGGGTGCCAATACTGGATTTTGTTTTTTTAATGCATTAAGTTGCTGAACATACGCAGGCTTAAATGCTGCTCGAATTGTTTTAACTAATTCTTTTTGAAACTCTGGATCGCTTAGTTGTTTTTGCTCTTCTTCTGGAGTTGCTTTTTTCGACTTGAAATATGCATCAATATTTGATTTATATTTTTCTTTTAAAGAGTCGATGTTAATATCATTAAACGTTTGACGAGCTTTATCCATTATTTCATCAACTAGTATTTGTTGTCCGTCTTGTATCATTGGACTTTTCAACAATTTCATTTGCATAGCTGGTGATTGAATTATGCTTGCTAATTTTTTCTGTAACGCAGACCAACGTTGTAAAAATTGATTTCTTCTTTCTGAATCTAGTCTTGGAACAACTTGTTGAGTTTGTGATTGAACAGCAGCTTGCAATTGTTCTTTCAGAAATCCTGCTTTGCGTGCATCACGTTCACTTCCAAATAATTCAACTCCTAAATCTCTTCTTAATCTTTTCAGTTCTTCTGATTGGCTATAATCCACTTCTGGTTGTGAAGCTACTGTTGTAATTGCAGTCTGTGCTTGAGGAGTTCGCATTTTTGAAATGTTTGAAATATTTTGTTGTTGGGCTTGTATGTTTTTTTCTGAAGTTCCTGTGAATTCTCTTATAAGCTGTGCAACTTCTTTATCCCACTTTTCAAAGTCTTCTTCTGAACCGGTCAATATTTCTACTAGTTCTCTTGCTTCTCCAACTGCATGATTAGATGCCCATTTACCAAGAGCAATGCCGGGATTAGCCATAAATAAAGCCATATTAAAATCCGGATTGTCAAAAATTTCTTCGTTTTTCTTTATTGTTTCCGCATATTGGCTATCGATACTGGCTAACTTTGATTTAATTTCTCTACGATCTTCATCTCCCATGGCTGATATATTACCTGCATCTGGTACTATTCCTGGTATTAATGCAAATGCTAAACTTTTAGCAGCTATTTTTGCTTCTCCAATACCAACTGTAGCCAATTTTTTTGCACCCATTAACGAAGTATCTACAACATTTTTTATAGAATCCAAACCAAACATTCTTGCAAAATCTGTAGAAAAGAAGTCTCCCTCTTCATTAAGCATATTTTTTTGTTCTAATATTAAAGAAAGATATTCTCTTAAGAGAGCTCGTTCACGGATTTTCTTTATTTTTTCTTTTGAGTGCATTTTTTTGTCTCTCTTTATTGTATTTCTTAAGACCCCAACCCCTACGGTGTCTTACCCATTCAGGATTATGTATAACGTTATCAGATATTCTTAACTCTTTGCCTGTCTCGGTCTTCCAATACTCTATCACGAGTTTTTCAAAATCATTTAGGGAATGTTTCTTTGTTGAATAATGCCTGCGGGAGAAATAATGTCGATATTCATTTGTTAATAACCACAATATTTCTTTTTTAACTGCCAACCAATCCTCAGACTCATTGGCATATTGCATTACATAATTAATCGCTTCCCAAATCTTATCCGGTATAGTCTCATATTTATTCATGTTCGTAATATCCATAAATAGTTTGTGGAACCCTACCAATTAGAGAAGGTTATACATGCAAAGTGCTCGCAAAACAATTGGTCTTATAGCTGGCGGGTTCAAACCCTTTACTGCTGGTCATTATAATTTAGTTCAAAAAGCTTCAAGTGAATGTGACGAGGTTAAACTTTTTGTCTCTATTGGAGATAGAAAACGTGAAGGAGAACTTCCTCTTACTTGGACACAGATGCAACCAATATGGAACGAATATTTGGAACCTGTAATTACTAAACTTGGCAATGTAGATGTTGTTTATACTAAAACTCCAATACGTTCCATATATGAACTTCTTATCGATGCAAATGCAGATGAAGATAATATGAATACGTATGTAATCTATTCAGATCCAGAAGATATGAAGAAATCATACAGTGATGCAACTCAAATGAAGTATTGGCCTCGTCTTGTAGACAATGATCAGATTTTGCTTCACATGGTTGATCGTGGAGAGACAGGTGGAATCTCTGGAACAGTTATGCGTAAAGCATTAGCTAAAGGCAATATGGAAGCATTTATAGCGGGATTGCCAGAGCCAGTTAGACTCTATGGTCCCGCTATATTTGATATGTTGAAAGTTTAAAATCAATCTTTTGTTTTAGTTGTTTTAAGATTCTTTGTTTGTTGCTTCATTAGAAGTAACATTGCCTTGAGGCTTTGTGGATCATCTGCTGAAAATGGTGATTGACCTTTTGTCTTAAGGCGTGCTTGAACTCTAATACCACCACCAACAACTTCTATGCCACTTGATAGAACTTTTGAACCGGATCTTGCTGACCTAATTTCTATATCAATATCTCCGTTTAATTGCGGAATTGGAAGATTAGCTGGATTGCCAGCTAAATAGAAAAGTCCAGCGCCGCCAATTTGTATATAAAATATGCCTTTTTTAGCATAGTGTTTTGCAATGAAATCTACTGTATTTTTGATTTTAACATTAACAAGCAAGTTTTTATGAGTTGCTTGTTCCCATGCATCTTTTGTGCAAGACATTGGGAATCCAGAAACTTTGCCATTAATTAACTTTGGTCTTTTTTTTGATATGTAAGATATTAGATTGTTTAGTTCAGACGCCTTTGATGAAATGGCAGATATAAGTAATTCTTCTGTTTCTGGCTCCATGTTTTTAACTAATGTTATACCTTTTGAACCAAAACGAACACTTGAACCTCCCATTTGTGCGTCATTATCTAATTTAACTTCAATATTATATACTTTATTGTTTATTTTAATATCCGCATCGGCTGCTGCTGCGCTGGCTCCTGCACCAGTTGTAATGTTTCCTGTCATTCCAGCTAATCTAATCGCTCTTAAAACTTTATTTTCATAATCAAATCCACCGGAGCTACTACTTTCACTAATTTGTTTTACATCTTGAGCTGCATCAACAGACATATTAATTTTCTGTTCAATTTCATCTTTCAAAGAATCAAGAATTTCTTCATCATGTGATGAAATCATTTCTTCCTTTGGTTGTTCCAAGGGCTTATCTGAAGAAATATCTGAATTTAAATTTTTTTCATTTTCTATTTCAAATAATTCGGTTAGAAGATTTTCTAAATTTGACTTTTTATTCACTTTGGACACTCCACTCATTTTCATTCAATAATTACAATCACGAAGAGGTAAATTACATTGGCCAATCGAAATGATCCATTTTTTTCCAGACTAACCAAATTATTCCGGTCTGGACCAGCAATTCAACGTCGTGTCAAAGGATACGATTATAAAAGCTATTACGACAATCAGCTTGTCCGTGGTAATCTAGGTTATCGTGGACCATTTCCATTTGGTCGTGAAAGCTCTCCTTTCTCTGTTCTTGGAGCCTATGGTATCCTTGACCGCATGGCTCGTTATTCCGAATTTGCTGAAATGGAATATCAGCCAGAGATTGCTGCTGCTTTAAATATCTTTGCCGATGAAACAGCCGCCGGAGATGAAAAAGGTAAAGCTTTCCATTTATATTCAAAGAATCCAGAGGTTAAAAAGGCTCTTGAAGAGTTGTTCTATGACATTCTCAACATAGACTTCAATCTTCGCCCTTGGATTCGTAACTTGGTCAAGTATGGAGATTTCTTTCTCTATAATGAAGTTATCCCAGATATTGGTATTGTTAACGTCCAGCCAATTCCTGTTAACGAGCTTGAGCGTGAGGAAGGCTTTGATCAGCATGATCCATATGCTGTTCGTTATAAGTGGCTTACAAGAGGAAATAGATACCTTGAGAACTGGCAGATTACTCATATGCGAGTTCTTGGTAACGATCTCTTCCTCCCATACGGAACTTCTATACTTGAGCCAGCCAGAAGAATTTGGCGTCAATTAATCATGATGGAAGACAGCATGTTAGTTTATCGTGTTGTTCGCTCTCCAGAACGTCGTGTTTTCTATATTGACGTTGGTAACGTGGCTCCTAATGACGTTCCTTCATACATGGAAGCTGTTAAGCAAACCATGCGTTCTAGAGATGTTGTAGATAGAACAAATGGCAGAATGGATCAACGTTATAATCCATTAAGCATTGACGAAGATTATTTCATTCCTGTTCGTGGTGGTCAAACTGGAACAAAGATTGAAACTCTTGCCGGTGGTCAAAATGCTACCGCAGTAGACGACGTAAAATATCTTCAGCAGAAGCTATTTGCAGCAATCCAGGTTCCAAAGCCTTACTTGAACTTTGATGAAAACCTTTCTGCCAAGGCATCTCTAGCCCAGCAGGACGTTCGTTTCTCAAGAACCATCTCAGTTCTTCAGAGAGTTATTATTAGCGAACTTAATAAAATGGCAATGATTCATCTTTACTCAAAGGGATTTGATGGAGATGATCTTATTTCATTTGAACTTAAGTTGAGCAATCCATCAACAGTAGCAATGCAGCAAAAGTTGGAAGCAATGTCTACAAAGTTTGATATTGCTGGTAAGGCAAAAGAAACCAAACTTGTTGATCAAGACTGGATTCAAAAGAAGATTCTTGATCTTACTGATGATGATATTATTAAGATTGAAGCCGGTATTCGTAGAGATAAGATTCGTGAAGTTGAGATTGAAGCTGTTGCAGTAAAGGAAAATCTTCCACAAAAGAATACAACAACAGATCCATTTGATCCAAGCAACTACGTAATGCCAGGTTCTGATGTTAAAAAGAATCCTCCGCTTGGTCAAGGTATTGATGGAGATGCAAATACTTCAACACAGCCTATTAATATATCCGCAAACATGCAAGCTCTTGCAACTAGTGGTGTTTCTGTAGCTGGACAGCCTTCTGCATCACCAGATGCAGCTCCTAATGGCGTTCCCATCAAAGCCACACCATTCTTATCAGCAGCTCGTCATAATGAACGTAGAAGAGTTGGAATGGCTGGAAGAGGCAATTTGTCAATGCCAGACTTTAAAGATATGTTGTCTGGAAATAACAAATATATGACAGATATCAATGATAAAGAAACATTGAATCTCAAGAGTCAATTTAGTCTTTCTGAAGAAAAGAACATTTCAGATATTGAAATTGAATACAAGCCACCGCCAGTTATTTCTCGTGATATGAAGTATCTAATGAATAAGTTGGATGATCATTTTGCAAAAGCTGGTGGACGTAAAAATCGTAAAATTCTTACAGAGAACGAAGTCAAGCTTGACGATCTAAGAGACGAGCCTCTTTTTGAAATGAATATCGTTGGTGACGAGATATTAATAGAAAACACAGATAAAAATAATAAAGCGGAAGAAAACGACGATTTAGATTTAAGCACTTTAGAATGATTTGATTTTTACTATAGTTCTTCCCTATTTATATCAGGAATTGACCTATAAGAGAATGGGTAATTTGAGATGGAATTTAAACACAACAAAAAGCGTAATATCGGTTTAATAAGTGAATTTTTCTCACGTTATATTGCTGAAGCATTTATTGACGACCGGCATGAAGACATTGCTAAGGCTCGTAAGCTTTGGGAAAAACACGTGCATCCAAAGTCTGCAACTTACACAGAATTGCAAATATTTAATGCATTGCATGAAAGCAATCTAAACTCAAAAGAAATTGCTTTCTCAATGCTTGAGAAGGCAAAGTCAGTTTGTAAGAAACAATCGCAACAAAAGTTGGACGAAGAAAAAGCTTCTCTTATTAATGAAATAAGTTCCGTTCTAGGAGACAAATCATTCTTTGATCGCTCCGTTCCAGATTACAAGTCATATGCTTCCGTTCAAGTTTTAATGAATGCTTGGAGAGGAACTGGATTTAAAGGTTCCATCTCTGAAATGGCACAACTTGAAGAAATGATTTTGGAACATATATTGACCAAAAAAACAAAGCCAGAGATTGATGCGTCCAGCGTAACAACTTCTGAGGTCAATAGTCTTGTTGTTAAGCTTATGACTGAAAAATTCAATGCCAAGTATAATGGCTTATTGAATGAAGAACAAAAAGAAATTGTTAGCCTTTACATGTTGAGCCACGATAACAAAGAAAATAAAGAACGTTTGGTTTCATTGCTTGAAGGCTTGAGAGTAAGCACCTTAAAGGGTTTAAAGTCACCAGTAATGACTGAGGGTTTAGATAGAATTCTTAAGAGCAAGTTAGGAGAGGTTGTTTCTTTACTTGAAACCAGTGATTTGACTAATGTAACCGATGAAACAATTACATTCTATATGTCAATTGCAAAACTAAAGGAAGAAATGGAGAGCAAATCATGAAACTCTTAAAAGAATTCAAAGAATTTAACTACGAAATAATAAAAGAAGACGCATCTGATGGAAAGCCAGGAAAGCTTTTTGTTAAAGGCGTTATTCAACGTGCTGACACTCTTAATCAGAATGGACGTATATACCCAAAAGATATTCTATTCAAAGAAGTAGAAAACTATAAAAAAGTTGTTATGGAACGTCGTGCAATGGGTGAACTTGATCACGCTGATGACCCAGTTGTAAATCTTAAGAACGTTTCCCATCTTATAACAGACATCTGGGCAGATGATGAAGTTATCTTTGGAAAGATTGAAATTCTTCCAACTCCAATGGGTAACATTGCTCGTAATCTTATTGAAAGCAATGTAAAGATTGGCATTTCATCTCGTGCTCTTGGTTCCGTAAGAAGCCGAGGAGATGCAGATATAGTTCAAGATGACCTTCATCTTATTTGTTGGGATTTGGTTTCAGAACCATCAACCCCAGGTGCATACATGATGCGTGAGGCAAAAGAAGTAGACCCTCGTATTCTTAGTAAGATATTCTCCAAGAGTGATCGTTTAGATCGTATTGCGAACGATATCCTTGGAATTAAGAAGGGTCGCATATGAAAATGTCAAAATCGGATTTCAAAGGTTTGATTAAAGAATGTATCCGTGAATTAATTAAAGAGGGTGCATTCAATGAAGTTGTCACAGTCATGGCAGAAAATGCAAATCCAACTAATTCTATAAGAGTTGCTGCTCGTGATATGGTTAATCAGAAAAATCCTGTAGATGCAGCACGTGCTCGAGCTGCTGCTGCTCGTATGGCTGGTTATGATGATTTTGGTTTTACTTCTGAAGCAACAGATGTGCCAACGTCTTCCGCCCCGATGAATCAAAATATGAAAAAGCTAGTTGAAGCCACTTCTACTCAAATGAGTAAGGGTGATAGCAAAATGGCTAGCGCATATGCTGCTATTCTTGCAGATACAGCAATGCATACTTTGCCACAACAAATGGCACAAGATCCATCAAGAAATGGTGGTTACGGCGCAATGGCTGCTGCTGGTATGCAAGGTGCCCAAGAAAAAGTTGCTCCACAAGAATTACAAGCAATTGCCCCTTCTGGTGACGTATCTCATTGGGCTAAATTGGCATTTGGAAAATATACTAAATAATTGATTTGCAGTTAATAGTTATTAATGCAACATATTTACTTTTTAGTAAAGGATCCTGGCAATGGCATACACACCAAAACAAATATTAGTTGAATTACCAAAAAACAGAGGAACTGGCGGAATCGGATCTGCAAACTATGACTCTTTACAAAAAGCATATCCTGGTTCTCCGGTTTATTCTGGTGAGCTCGACGATGAAAAAGTAGCAAATCAATATATTGATATAGTAACTGATGCCGTTGTTGATGATTTAGGTCATGCGTTTGGAAAAGTTGACTTAAATTATACTGGTGCTCCAAATCTAGAAGACGTGGTTGTAGGAGGTGGTGGACTTCCAGGTTCTCCATATGCTCCAAATATTGCTTCCCCGCCAACAGGACAAAATCCGGCAGATATCCCAGCTTCTGGTGTAGACGCAACCAAAGTTTCACAAGGTTCAGGCGCACCATTCTCTGGTGATGGACTAGCAAATCCACGTGACACTTCAAGAAACGTTTCAAAAATAACAATTGGCAGCTTGCCACCAGTAGGAAAAAGTTCTAGAACAACAGGCTGATTATAAAGGATATTTAAAATGAGCGATTTATACAAAGAAGCACTCGCTGACGCAGCAAAGATTCGTGAAATAGCCGAGCAAGATGCTCGCAATAGCATTCTTGAAAAGATATCTCCTTACATCAAGCAAATGATAGCTAAGGAAGCTTCTAACTCTTTCTTGTTAGAACAAGAAGAAACTGAAACGTTACCGGTGTCGAGTGTTGAGCCTGCACCTGTGGCATCTCCAGAGGTTCCTTCTTCAGATGTAACCGTGTCTTCAGAAATGCCAATTGCGGCATCCGGTGGTTCAGATGTTGTAAATGTTCCAATGCCAACTGGCATGGACGGCAAGATCACTCTTAACTTTGATGACTTGTTTGCTGGCGATACTTCAAGTGATGTTGTTAATCCGATAGATATGGGCGCACCATCTTCAGAGGAAATAGCAACTGTAACTCCTCCAACCGATATGGCACCATCTGCACCAGTAGAAGTTCCAGCCGTAGCTTCAGAAGTGGCTCCAGAACTCCCACCTGCCGCAGAAGCAGGTCCAACACCAGCACCAGAAACTGCTGGTGCCGCAGCCGAAGAAGAAGCTGTTCCGGAACCAGTTCCAGCAGCACCAATTGCTGAAGCAAAAACAGTAAAACAATTTGAACGTCAACTTGCTGAAATGGCAGTTAAGATTGATCGTATGTATTCTACAAAAGTTTCGGCTCTTACACAAGATGCCTATAAAACTAAGCTTTTTTCATTATTAGAGCAGCTTGATAATCTTGCTGCGAACAAGGTAATAACACCAAAACAAGCACAATTGAACGAAAATAGATTAGAATTTTTGTTCTTACATTTGAAAGAAGCAAATTTGAACAATAGTTATAACACAAAGGACAAGGACACAACTATGACAACTCTTAAAGAATTCGCAGCAAAACTTTTCGAAAGCGCAGACTCAGAACGTCTTGCAAAAGACAGCCAAAGCACCGGTGAAACTGGCGTAGCAGTTCACAAAGCAGCAACAGCCCACGCACAAAGCGTAGACGGCGTTCAAGCTGATCTCTTCGGTGGCGCTGTCAAGACTGTTGAAGCTCGCCATGCAGCCGCAGGTTCTGTCGATGCAGAAGAACTTGAAGGTCTTGATGGTGAAGAAGGACCATGGGAAGAAGCTTTACTTGAAGAAGTAGAAGCTGCACTCCGTGATGAACTTGATGCACACGAAGAACCAGAAGCAGGCGAAGTTCCAGCCGCTGTTAAAGATTCTGGCTACTTCGAAATCAGCGAAGCAGCTCTTAAAGAAGCAATTGCTAAGATCCGCAAAGAATCTGCTGGCAAGAAGGCAAAGCTTCGTGAAGGCGTTGAAGAAGATATGGTTCTTTCTGTTGAACTTCCAGATGAAGTTGAAGAACAACTTGCTGATGAAGACCTAGAAGTTGATCTTATGTTCTCCGGCGAAGAAGGCGAAGAAATGGGCGACGAAGAAGAAGTAGTTGACCTTGATATGTCTTCCGCTGGTGCCGAAGGCGAAATGGGTTCTGAAGAAGAAGAAATGCTTCTTACAGATGAAGAAGAAGAGAAAGAAGAAGGAATGGACGAAATGGCAATGAAGCCAGTTATGGAATCCCGTTCCTCTGTTCGTAAAGCCCTTCTTGAAGCCCGTGTCCGTGAAGTTAAGGCACGTCGTCTTGCAGAAGCAAAGCGTGCAGAAGCTGCCACACTTAAGAAGGAAATGGCAGAAACAAACCTTTTCCTCTCCAAGCTTGTATATCTAAACAAGTTCCTTGTGAGAGAAGACCTTAGCCGCAAGGTTAAGCAACAAATCGTAGAACACCTTGATCGTGCAACAACAATTGCAGAAGCAAAGGAAATCTACGGAAAGATTGTTAAAAAGCTTGATGAAGCAGCAGCAGCGCACACTGCTCCTGTAGTTGGTTCGGCATCAAAGCCAACGACTGCTGGCAGCGCACGTCTCAATGAGAGTGTAACAAGAGCTGCATCTACGAATGGTTCTGAACCAGTAATCGGAACGTTTGAGAAATGGCAGATCCTAGCTAACATCAAGAAAAATGGTTGAAAAATCAAAGCCGAATAAAAACTAAAAAACTATACAGGAGTATAAAAAAATGAAATCTTCGTTCACATTATCACAATTAGCTGAAGGCGTTCACCGCAGATCCCTCGGTGCAGACGCTCCACGTCTCATGAAGAAGTGGCAAGCAACCGGACTTCTTGAAGGTCTTAAGGGAGTTGCCAAGGACAACATGGCTCGTCTTCTTGAAAACCAAGCAGCAGAGCTCCTTAAGGAAAATGCAAACGCACTTTCCACAGGCGGCGCAAACCTCGCTTCCTCTGGTCAAGTAGTTGGTTTCACAAACGTTGCATTCCCAATCGTTCGTAGAGTATTCGCTGGTCTTATCGCTAACGAGATCGTCTCCGTTCAGCCAATGAGCCTTCCAGCCGGACTTCTCTTCTACCTCGATTACACATACGGCAACAACGTTGGTGGAAATGCTGGTGTAAATCTTTCTAACAGCGCAACAACATCAACCTACACAGAAGGTCAATCAGTATACAATAACCCACGTGGCGCTGGCGTCCGTTCCGGATCCCTTGCAACAGGTGGTATGTATGACCTCGTAGGCTCTGGCTACTCCAAGGTCCACAAGAACTCCATCTCCCTCTCTGCTTCAAATGCAGACGTTGGTGCATGGGGCGCCGCAGGCAATACTTGGACAGCAGCAGACACCGTATCAACAGCAGCAGAGTTCGTTGGTTTCAACGCTCGCTATGTTAACTACGATGGCAAAGTTGAAAATGACCTTGCAGATGGCGTTCTTGATTACTGCTTCATGTTCATGAGCGCAGCACAAATCACATCAAACATCGTCGGCGCTGATCTCACAGCTCTTGAGCAAGTTGCAATCACCGGTTTCGGTTCAACAGCACAAGGCGCAACAGCATGGGGCGAGTCTTACCAAGGCGGCACAGGCGTACTTAACCTTCGTAAGCTTAATCGTCGTGGTAACTGGAACGGATCTGTATTCACACCAGATCCACTTAACGGTTCCCACGTATTGTTCGTCCTTCGTCTAGGAAACTCTGGCGTAGTTCCAGGCGTTGGTGGTTATGTATCTGGTTCCGCAGCAATTGCTGATTCACAAGTAGTTGATCAAGCAACCGGCGCATCCCTTACAATCCCATCCTTCGAATCTAACTTCTCTGACGCAGGCTGGCCAGCATCTCCAGTTATTCCAGAAGTTGATATCCGTATCGAATCAACCTCAGTAACTGCAACAACCCGTAAGCTCCGTGCTCGCTGGTCCCCAGAAATGGCTCAAGACCTTACAGCCTTCTACTCAATCGATATCGAAGTTGAACTTACAAACATCCTTTCTGAGATGATCACCCTCGAAATCGACCGTGAAATCCTTAACGACCTTCTTACACAAGCTGGCGCAGCAAACCTTTACTGGTCCCGTGCTCCAGGCAAGATCGTCAACAAGGTCACAGGCGCAGAGGCTCTACAATCTTCCAATCTCTCCGCAGGACCAATGGCATTCACAAACGTCCAAGAGTGGTATCAGACCCTTATTGAGACAATCTCCGACGTTGCAAACACAATCTACAAGAAGACCCTCCGTGGTTCTGCAAACTTCCTCGTCACATCACCAGACGTTTGCACAATCCTTGAGCACCTTGTAACCTACAAGCCAGCTTACCGCCTTGACTCCGATGGTCAAGTTCGTGACAGCATGACCGTAGGCGCAGAAGCAGTCGGTACACTCAATAACCGTTACACAGTCTATAAGGATCCATACTTCCCAGCTAACAAGATCCTCGTTGGTCTTAAGGGAAATACCTTCCTTGAGTCTGGTTACATCTACGCTCCATACGTTCCACTCATTCTTACACCAGTCATCTACGCACAAGAGGACTTCACCCCACGTAAGGGCGTAATGACACGTTACGGTAAGAGAATGGTTCGTAACGACTTCTACGGAACAGTTACAGTCCTTGACCTTAACCTTATCTGATAGAAATCGGTAAAACGATCTGAAGAGGGACCGGCAGAAATGTCGGTCCTTTTTCTATTTATATACAACAGAATTATAATTTGTTACGATTACTTAACGCTAATGGGTAAGCTCTTTAAGATAAGACGTGCAAACAGATTTCATCCATTTGATGTTCCTGCTCCATATGGTTTTCTTGTTAAGAAAACAGAAAAAGGAGAATGGGCAAGCATATGTTATGATGAAAATGCCGGAATTAATAAAAGAGAAATAGAACCGGATTTAGAAGAATATTCTTTTCTTGAACCAAATTCTGTTGTTCTACAATTAGAAGAAAGTGTTATAGGAAAAGATTTAGAGTGCTTTAGTAAAACCGTAAAAGGCAAGTATGTTCCAGACGGAAACTATATTCCTTGTCTGCTTAATGAACGGTTATTGCTTATTAAAGCAGAATTCCTAAAGCCCATATGATATAAGGTAAATAAATAGTTGATATTCAATATCCTTTATGTTAAGATTAAGGCATGAATTACCATCGTCCTCATCATCGTTTTGATACTTCTACTGGCTTCCATGTTTTTGCAAAAGATCCGGATACCGAGACTGTGTATGGCAATTATCGTTTTAAGTGGACGGTAATCCCGCCCGTTGAGGAAGCATACTATGCTCGCACCCGTGTTCATCTTTCTGTTGATGATGGACAGACTTGGATGGAAGAAAATAGTATTTGGTCGCTATATAGCGTTAATTATAGCCTGACTGGCACCTATCACGATAACAATAGTGATCTCAATAAGGCAATTAGTTACGTCCGTAATGAATGGAAGATTGCACGTCGTAAGAGGCTTGATAGAGAGCGTCGTGAGGAGTTTAATGCCCTTCCTCCGGAGCAGCGGGCTCTAATCAAGACAGCCCGTTCGGAGGCGTGGAAGCTTCGTAGACAAAAGGCAGAGGACCGCCGAATGGAGCGGACTGCAAGGATTATGAATCAAGTGCTTGAATTTGGACCTGATCTTGTTCGTCTCAAGGAAGAAATTGAAGGTTTGCTTGCGGTTATGGCAAAGGGTGGTATGGATCGTCCTCTTGCCTATTATCATGGTCGCCGCCGTTGGATTAATGGAGCCAAGTGGTATATTAGTGGATATCGCCGTGATATTGAGGCTGCACAGAAGCGGACTGCTGGTAAGCGATAAACATTAGGTTATAAATTTAATAGAACCTGTCTCATTATAATCGCTATGAGACAGGTTTTAATATTTTTAGCGGTTTTATTCATAGGTTGTACCGACAGAACAACTTTACTTGTAGATGCAGGAATTCCTGACAGCGGCGTTAATGAACCGGTTTGTTCTTCTGATGCCGGAATAGAAAACGACATTAATAACTGCGGTGCTTGTGGTTACTCTTGTCCACCTTTTATAACCGATCGATGTGTAGAAAATCTATGTCTTTGCGGCAATTCCCCGGCTTGCGATTCCTCTACGGAAGAATGCCGTTTTGGAGTATGTAGACCTTCCGATCCAACCGGTGATATTTGTGAGTTTGATGGTGAATGTGGATATCCAGAATCCGGATATGGTTGCATTATGGGACATTGTTCCAGAATAGAATGTGTTCCGGAAATATGTGATAATCTTGATAATGATTGTGATGGAACAATAGATGGAGATAGTAGGGGTCCAGTATCTCGTTGGTGTTATGATAGAGATTTAGGAGCTACAGAAATATTGCATCCTCCATGTGAACGTGGCGTTCAAGTATGTTACGGTGGTTATTGGGATGATTGTATTGGAGCAGTTAGTCCACGTTCTGAGGCTGGAACTTTTGCTTGTGATGGTATTGACAACGATTGTGATGGTTGCATAGACTCTGTGTTCTATGATGGAAGTTGTCATGCCGCTCCTACAAACGGTTTTGATGTTGTTTATGCTATAGATACGTCTGGTAGCATGGCTTCAAGAATAGAAGCCGTTAAACAGGCTACAGCAGAGTTTACTTCTATATTCAGCGGTAATCCTGCATTTAGATTTGGTCTTGTATTGGTTCCTGGTGCTATAGACGAAAGAGTTCAAGTTATCAGTTCTCTTGTTCCATTCACAACATTTAGTTCTGTGTTGAACAGCAGTATGTTGAGCATTAGTGGCGGTAGTGAACCTTCATATGATGCAATATATCTTCTTGGAACAGATGATTTGAGAATTGGTTGGCGTCGTGATACTGTAAGAATTATAATTCTTTTTACCGACGAACAGGGTCAAAGTTATCTATCTCCAAGAATAACAAATCAAGCAGCTTGTGATGCTTTAACTCATGGTGAAGTATTCGCATATGTCACAGATCCTTTGCTTGCAAGAACGTTCAATGCTTGTGGTCAATTCTTTGAGCTAACAAGCGATCCTATTGCAATGGCAGAAGCATTGAGAAGCATTATCCAGAATCCATGCACTCCAGCACCTTGATATTATTGAAGAATTAATGTCTTGAAATATTCTATTATTCATGTTATGCTGATAATATGAAGACTGAAAAGAGCCAGTTGGTTTTTGACGAGCGTGGTCAGGTTGATATGTGCCGCAGTTACGGTCATACGTGGACTGACTGGTATCGTTATCGCTCTGGCGGCGAGGGAAGGCATTGCTACCTTTGCCATGATGGTGAGAAGCGCCCTGCCACGCTTTCCTCGGTGGAGGTTTGAATATGGTTCATGATCGTCGTAATCGTCGTATTGGGGATATTCAGCGTGATCTTCGTCCTGATCAGGGTGGTGAAGTTTTGAGCGAGTTTATGCTTGAGGTTGTTTGGCCTGTTGCCACCTTTGTTGTTCTAATGACATTGGTTGTTCTTGTGGTATATCTATGATAAAGCCGCTTAATACAGAACTTAATAGAACGCTATTAGCCACAAAGGTTATCAATAACTTTACAGAAGAAGAAGTAAGAGAATTCGCAATTTTTATTTTGGCGTCCTCATATGATAAGGATTCCACTTACTTTTTTTCTGATTGGGAAAGATATAACAGCGACGATGAATGAACTCCGTGTGGGCGGCATGGTAAGGTTGGTTAACCCTTCCGGTAGCAATGAGTGGAACGTAAGTGTATATTTTTGTCAGGAAGATCAGACTTTGGAGCATGGTCGGCTTCCTGTTAATTCTATTGGCGTGGTTATCGATAAAAGTTATCATGTAGGAGTATATACAGTTCTATTTGGCGATAGGACTATTATAACGTCCGATACATACATTAAACCTTATCATGGCGAGGAACTATTTATGGAATATGCAGACTATGAAGGATATATTCCGCATATGGAATCAACAGAGTAATTGTAAAGCTACTCTTGGAGGCATTCCATTGCGCTTAAGAGTGTTAACAGAGCCAGAAGAACAGCAAAAGGGATTTATGTTTGAGCCGGAACCTGATGATGGGTTCGGGCTTTTTTTCGTTTATCCGGAACCAAGAGAGTTAGGTTTCTGGATGCGGAATGTTTCATTTGATTTGGATCTTATAGCTTTAGATGAAGATATGAGAGTGCTTGGAATTCATAGGCTAATAGCAGACGATGAAAGGACGTGTAAGATTAAGCGTCCTTGTCGTTATGTTCTTGAATTAGCTGGTGGATGGTGTAAAAGAAATGGAGTTGGTTCTGGAGATAAACTCGTAATCAATGAGTGATAAGACGAGCAATTATTTTAACGCCAGGAACTTTTAATCTTTGAACGGCAGCTATGTTCTTTTTGCTATCATCAAAGAATTCAATCTCTTTATATCCAAACTTTTTGGCAACATATTTGATCCATTGAGCTTTCATTTCTGGATCGCTATTTCCTAAAGCCACAACGGGAATTTCTGGGATATTATTAATTCGGAAGAATTCTCTAGCAGGTTCTTCAGAACCACGAGCAGTAAGAATGACAGCGGCATCTGTTCCGTGTTTGTTTATTACACGCTTAAGTATTTTGGTTGTCCATCCGATAGCTTTTGGATCTACCAAACCTTGGAAATCGCTATAATCAAATTCATCTCCAGGTTCTTTTTCATAAACGGCATATTCTGCCGGGGTAAGATGCATTACTTCACCAGAAGCTTTTGTTATATGAACCTTGCTATTTGTTATAACAAGAGTATCGTCAAGATCAAAAACACGAAGTTTTTTCTCGGTTTGTAAAGTTTCTTTGATGATTTCACGGATATAAGTTTTTAATAGTTGGTTGCTCATAATCTCATACTAATTAGCTACATGAGCACATTCCTTACCACAATGAACCCAACTCCATTTGGGTATTTTGATTCTGACCCAGCTTTCCAAAGCGATGCGGATAAGATCGTTACGTTCGTCTTAAGAAAACTTGGTGAAGACGTATTAAGTGTTGAATTAACAAAGAAGATGATTTGGGCTTGTTTTGAAGAGGCTACTCTTTATTTCAATGCTATAATGATTGAATATCAAGCCAAATCAAATCTTGCTTATCTTCTTGGTTCTCCTACTGGTTCTATTGATCCTAATACGGGAAAATATCAACTTAATCTTGTTAACAATTACGTTCAGCCTAATCTTGAATACCTTGTCAGACAAGCAGAACCATATGCAAGTGAAGTAGGTTATGGTCAATCCCTTCAATCCTATTCTGGTTCTATTACGTTAGAAGTTGGAAGACAAGACTATGATCTTTATACTGAACTTAAAGATGGAAATGGCAATCTCCTATCTTCGTATATGGGAACTGGATCTCTTGATGTTCGTGGCAGAATGAAAGTATTTGAAGTATATCATTATGCTCCAATTCAATATGTGTTTAATAGCAATCTTGCATCTAACTTTATCGCTACCGGTCTACCTGTAGAAAGTTATATTCCAGATACACGTTTCTATGTTCTTCCATTGTTTGAAGACGTATTAAGAGCAGGAATGTTAGATGCAGCATCTCGTGTAAGACGCTCTCATTATTCTTACAAACTTGCTGGAACAGCTATTCGACTATTCCCAACTCCAAATAATCTTATTCCATTCTTTAATGACAAATTATGGATAAGAGTTGGTTTCCCTCCTTCAGCTTTCCCTGGCATCATGGGAACTTACTTTAGCGGCTCATTAGAAGCGTCTGGAAGCCTCCAGAACCCTGCTACACCGTCCTCTGTGATATTCGGTGTCAACAGCCCTGCTAACCTTCCTATGGGCTTTATAAGCTATTCCTCTCTCAACCCATGGAGTAGAAACTGGATTATTCTTTATACTCTTGCTCTCTGCAAAGAACTTCTTGGTTTAATAAGAAGTAAGATGAAGAGTATTCCAATTCCTGGTGCAGAATTGCAGCTTAACGGTGAAGACCTTATTTCTCAAGGAAGAGAAGATAAGAAAGATTTGTTAACTGGCGATACGGGAATTATAACAAAACTTGATGCTCTTACTTATGATAAGCTTTCCGAGATACAAGCGAACAAAGCTGAAAATGAAATGAAATTGTTGCAGCATCTGCCAATGCCAGCGAAGTATAATTTGTTTATTGGATGACCAAGAACGCCCCCTCTGATTTATTTGATAAATGGAACGCTACCAATTAAAGAAGACTGTATGAAAGAAATGAGATAGCTATGAGTCGGTTGTTCATAACAAGTAGAGAGATACAGTTCATTAACGACATTACCAAAGAGGTAGTGAAAGACGTTATTGGGCAACAAATCATCTATTACCCAATCTCTACAATGAAAACCCAGGTTCACCCAGTTTACGAAGAAGCTATAGAGAAGATATTTGAAAATCCGATAAGATTGGACGTATTAGCAGGTCAACCTAACTGGGAAACAAAATGGAATCAGTTTGGCAATGAGCAAGTCAACAAGTTTGAGTTGTTTGTTCAAGCTCGTGATCTCTTGGACAAGGGCTATAACCTCAATGAAGGCGATTTCTTCCTTTATGGCGACCAACTATACGAATTAGTGACATTCGTGCCTATTAACAACATATACGGTCAAGTAGAGTATACAACTGGCTATAAGTTAGAAGGTAAAGTAGCTCGCAAAGGACAATTTGACGTTAATATCTTTAAACAGATGCTTAAAGACCAAGGCGTTAAATATATGGACAGCAATGTTACAAAGGTTTGGCAACAACAGCGTGGTCTTACGGAGAACATTGAGGGAGAAACCCTTGATCGTCGTCAGATGCGTGAAAGATTGGCAGAGGATATGGCACCTATTGCATTAGCAGAGGGCGCTCGCATTATTAACGTAGATTCCGATCCAGATCCAACACATAAACCAGAGGAAGCATCTTCTTTTGATAATAATAGCCCAACTTACGTAGAACCAGTAGATATCTATAATGAAGACTGATATTTAGATATATGGCTGATGCAAAAGAGAACGTAACACGGCAAAACATACCACAAGATCCAAGAAATCCTAAAGATCATCTTGATAGTGGTTATGAAAATCAGCCAAGTTTAGATTTTACAATACCTCCAGTTGGTATTGAAGATATAGACATTGCAATTCATCGTTTGTTTGATAAAACTATTGGTTTTAATACATTCATAATGAGTGCAAACAAAGGTCCACAAAACATAAAAAAACCTTATGTTATCTTTGCTACCGGCGAAAGATTTGCATTGGCTAAAAGATTGAAGCCGCCACGTGATAAGAATAAGGTTCTCATTCTTCCAGCTATTTCTATCCGTAGAACTTCTATAGAGCAAACCCCAGAAGACCTTACTGGAAGAGGTATGAATCAGCATACTGGAGTTGTTACAATTAAGAGAAAGTTGTCTCCAGAGGATAGAGACTATCAAAACATTGTTAACAAACAAGGCTTAAAACATTTACAAAACGTTTTATCTGGATTGCCAACAACTACTAGACCTACTGGAGATGATGCAAATACTTTAGAAGTAATACAAGGTGGATTGTTAGAGAATAGAATATCTGCTAACAACATATATGAAATTATAACAATACCACAACCACAATTCTTTACAGCAAAATATGAGGTAGTTTTTTGGACAAACTATACTCAACATATGACATATCTTATTCAAACTTACATGACCAGTTTTCTTCCACAGTTTAGAGGTCATAAGTTGGAAACTGATAAAGGATATTGGTTTCTAGCATATACTGAGGATACTTTCAGTAATGGGGAAAATATTGATCAATTTGAAGGCGAAGAGCGACTTATAAAATATACTTTTAATATTAATGTAAAAGGTTATTTATTAGCTGCACAAGCTCCAACAAATGCAGTTCCAGTAAGAAGATGGATAAGTTGCCCAAATATAGTATTTGATGTTGCTGTGGCGGGAGACATACAGCCCAAAGAACA